CAAGGTAACACGTACAATGGATACTAAACTCGTTTTATTCAAATGCATCATGTTACTCTATTGGGAATCCCGCGTGCCGAACCCGATAGACAACTCAGCTTCTTTAGTAAAGGAACTGCTGTCGAAGGTTAAAACTATCGACAATGGCTTTGGGTCGGAAACCATCACTGATGCACTGAATGGATTGAAGTCCACAGCAGCATGGATGGCTGAGCAATCACATGCCCATACATACGATAAAGCAGCATTGCTGCAACGTTTGCGTGTGAACGTGTCTCAGGAACCTGGTTTAATGACTGTTATTGAAGCAGCATTGGACCACGAGGAAACGGCAGAGTATATTAAGTCACAGTGTGAAGAACACCGTAATGATCTTTATGCATACAAAGAGCGTGAAGACATAAAATCTGTCGTGAAGAAATATAGTTCTCAGTTAGCTTTCGATGAAGAGAGTATTAACTGGTCTACCTTTATGTCTCAGTTCAAAGGTGAACTGGAACCTTTTAGTGGCCAACGGTTCGAAGTATCCGATGGTGCCATTGTTGACGAAGTCGACACCACTCAAGTCTCTACATTGACAGATGCTATTCGTCGTGGTCTGGAAGAGTCTGGTACAGAAGGTATTATGCATACCCGCTGGCAAGGACTTAACCGTATGCTCGGTGAGTATAATGGTTTCCGTCGTGGCGACTTCATGGTTGTCGGCGCATTACAGCACAACTTTAAAACTGGCTTTACTTTAGACCTAACGCGTCAGATCGCAATGAACGCAACGCCGTACATGCGTGACCCAAGTAAGAAGCCGCTTATCCTTCACATCTCCACAGAGAACTCCGTAAAAGACAACGTTATCCAAATCTACGTGACGTTGAAAGCACAAGAGACCGGTGAGAAACTTGAAATCACTGATCTGTCTGAACGTGCTAAGAATTCTCCAGAGCTTTATGCTGAAATTGCAGATTACGTTAAGCGTCATCTGGAACGTACTGGCTACACGGTTAAAATGCTTCGTGTTAACCCAAGTATGTTCACTTACCAGAAACTGTTCAACCTGTTAGCTAAGTACGAGTCTCAGGGTTATGAGATTCACTTGATGACAATCGACTATCTGAACATGATGTCGAAAGAAGGTTGTGTTACTGGTGCTACAGGTACGGATGTGCGTGACTTGTTCCGTCGTGTTCGTAACTACTGTAACCCACGTGGTATTGCTGTTCTTACACCGCATCAGATTAGTTCTGAGGCGAAGAACTTACTGCGTAATGGTACTGAGTCCTTTGTTAAAGAAATTGCTAACAAAGGCTATTGGGATGGTTGTCGTGTTATCGATCAGGAAGTTGACCTTGAGCTGCTCATCCACATTGAGAAAGTCGATGGTGTGTCTTACCTGACCATCCAACGTGGTAAACACCGTAAGGTGGGTATTACGAAAGAAGAAGATCTGTATTGCGTTTACAAGTTCCACCCTGTCTTGGGTATCCCGGAAGACGTCGGTGGGCCTGACATGTCTCGTAGGCGTGTTGCAGGCAACACTAACGCAGAAGGTGGTGGTAGTGGCTGGATGGACTTCTCCTCGGCTGCTTAATACAAAACGAATCCATTGTTAATACACGAGGCAATTGCCTCCCTCTCCTCCCCGACAACGGGAGGAGAGGCTTTTTATGCGCTAGTCCATTTAAAGACAAAAAAAAAGAAAGAGGTGTAAAAGCCTCCTACCCGAAGGTAGGAGGCGTGGTAATTACTGCTTAGCTTTGATTGTGATGTACAACTTATCGTTGAGCAGTTCTACGCGCAGCGAATGGGCACCTTGATACGATGTGTCTAAACCAAGTTCAGAATGTATCGTATCGAAGATAGCCTGACGAGTGTGATTACCCTCGCGCACAATAAGCCCAGGGAAGAAGTTGAGATAAATAACTTTCCAGTTCTTATCGGTATCGCGACTACCCTCTTTCACTTCATCGCGTATGGCAGCGGTGAACGTGCTGAAGGTGAAATCAACATCGGTCTTGTTGGAAGTCTGCGTGACCTTAGACGGGATATCGTCGACATTGCCGATTGCATCCAAAGCGGCGAGTACTTTGCTACAAACTGCCTTGTCTAACGCTTCCTGCGATTCAACATACTTACGCTGGTCGTTTTCAAGACGATTGATGATCTTACTTAAACTTGCCATTGTTATTCCCTGAAACGCGGATAGCCCGGGTTGTTTTGATGGATGATGAATGAGTACGGCATAACTTCGTGCAGCCACTGGTCGCCTACCCTAGCACCTGCCAGACCAGACTTAATTGGCTCCAGTTTGAAGTTACCATTTACGATAGACAGATCGACCTCGTCGGAAGTGTACATACGGGTCGGAGTTCCTGGGATTGTGTCGTAGTCCAGAACTAAGACCTTGACCGGGCCAGTAGGTACTGTGGTGGTCGGGTTAACAATGACAAACTCACAGTCGCCGCGATCAATGACCAAGTTAGGGTCGTTCCACACAAGCATCCCACAGTGCAGAGAGATAACGTAACGCTTGCTCTGCTGTTCTGAATCGAGGAAGGTAACATCGATATCTTTGAACTCCGATGTCGGTACCCACTTGGTAAGACCGGCTGGTAAGTCTGACAGGTGTGGTGCAGTCTGTTCCCTGGCCAGGTAATCGCTAAGGACGACATTCTTAAGAATAAACGCACGAACGAGACGATGATACGGATCATACTGGGCGATAAGGTAATTACGTTTACCTACTGGTACAGGCTCACCCGCGTTGATTGTGGGTACGTCACGTCCGGCCACTTTAGCTGTCTGTGCAGTGTGAGTAGCCACATTCAGTATCAACGGCACAACGTGGTCGATGTGCTCAGCTTCCAGAACTGATTTCTCACGTGGGTTGAGTTGGTTGCAACCAGCGCTCTCACCAAATCGCTGGACGACCTCGCTCAGTGGAACTGTTTCAGCAGACCAGTTAGGTGGGACGTCTTGTACAAAACCACGTAAGTGCATTTTGTCAATCTGCTCGCGGACTGCTTTAGTATCTTCCACCACCTTACCACTAAACTCAATGGTGAAGTCCTTAGGCAGCGCCTGCTCGATTTCTGAACCGAATGCCTTTGGCTGCACATTGATGCAAAGGTTGGCGGCGGCAATTACATCCGGGTTCTCATCAGACATCTGAACGAAGATGATATTATCGCCACACTGGATCTCATCGACGTAGATCTCAGAGAGCGATTTACCGCCATAGTTCACCGTACGACGCTTACGACCAGCTTCAGATGCACGCGTTGAGGTAAGCATGCTATCGTTGGTTACAATAACAACGCCTTTAACTTCGACGTGATGAATATTAGTTGGCATGCTTCAATTCCCCGATAAGGTATTTAGATAATGAATAGACTGGACCCAAGCGAGGTGGTAAGTAGACCCCGAACTCAACGTTCAGACTAGTTAAACTGGTTACAACCAGCACAAGTACTTTATCCTGCTCACGCTCACGAGCCGCCGGACTTGTTTTGTACGGTTTGCCATTGTAGGTAACGTCAATCGATTTCTCGGTTATCTCGTTGCCTTCACTTAAGTCAATGAGGCAAATACGATCCACGTCATCTGAGACGCGAATCAGGCTGGGTGTGTCTTCAATCTCAGACGTAAAGACCAGAGACTCCACCATAGGCGGGAAGGCTCCAATCTCCAGTGTCCGGTTACGAATAATGCCGCGTACGTACAGGTCGTACTTGTTACCACCCGTAGACAGAATTGTCTTTGGTGTCCGTAAGGTCATGTCCGCAAAGCGCGAATCAGGTACCGGCTTAAACGATAAACGAACGTCGTCTTCAAACGGTACATAGACCAGACCATCTGGGGTCTTAATTCGATAGCCAGTAAGACGAACCCATTTTCTCCCAAACCAGAATGGGATAGGACGACCGTGCTTCTGCTGAGCATTGACAGTGAAGAAGAACTTCGGTTCATCTGGTGAGATTCGATCTTCGAACCACGCTTTGCTACGAAGTGGCTTATCGATGACCTTAGTTTCAGGAATGTGAACCGGCGTGACGTCGACCACATCACCAGCCGTATCCAATATCGCTAACAGGTGCAGACCACCGGTTGGACAGGGCGCGGTTACCACAGGGTACTCGGCACCATGATAACTAACTGTAGCAGGGAAAGAGATATTCTCCCCGCAGCAGATTACACCTTTAAATTGTTCTTTCATTTTTATTCCTTGTAAGAAACGTAGATTTTATCTACAGAAATAGGTTTGTCGGTACGGTTGTTAATAACGGTACCCATTACCATCAGTTGACCGTTCTCACTGTTGTAGACGGCATTGATAAGGAAGTTAACCGGGTATGCGCCGTCGTCAACCAGCGCCATTCTTGAGCAACGCAGATCTTCAATCTTAAAGATCTTATTACCGCCAACAGGGTCGGCTTTGACACGATAGTTAGGGCCAGCAATAAACTCAAACTCTTTGCACTGGCCACCTATGTTCAGACGGACACCGGAAATAGTTAACGATTCGCCAATACCACGATAACCTTCAGCCTGGTGATGGGTAACGAAGTTAGACAGAGTTAAAATACGCGCCCCAGTATCAAATGGAACGAAAGTATTTTGTTCGATGGCAGGTGTATCGTTGTTGGTGTCAGTCGGACGGAATGCTACTCTCTGGACCATGATAAATCTCCTAGGGGCATAAGTGGGAGGCAATTACGCCTCCCTTGTTTTAAACTGGTTTAAGTGGGAATGAGAAGTCACTCACTGCCATGCGATGTTCACCCAATTCAACTACAGCATTCGGTGACAAGTAATAACGGATGGTGTACGGATACTCATCCTTTTCAGAAGGAACTACTTCACGATCGTGGGTTTCCCACCCAGTAAAGTCGGGCGGGGTAACGAAAGCGTCACATTGAACATCAGGCGCATCTACTTCAGTTACTACCCAAGCATCAACATACTCGGCCAACCAACTATAGGTCTTCGCGCCCCCGATCACCCAAAGATCCTCACGTTTACCTATGATGGACATGAAGTCGCGAAGACCCTGTACCATTTGCACACTGATAAAACCTTCAGGAAGATCAAGTTCTTTAAAGCGAGTCAACACGTAGTTCTTTCTGCCCGGAAGTGGCTTACCCAGTGAAAGCATCGTGTTGTAACCCATAATAACTGAACCACCCTGCGTCATTTCCTTAAAGTGTTTAAGGTCAGACGGAATACGCCAAGGTAGTTTGTTTTCAAAGCCGATACCGTAGTCGCCTTTACGCCAGGCGACGATTGCATGAATCATGGTTTATTTCCGAAGAAGAAAAAGTTTATTAAAGCAGGCACAGTAAAAGCCAGCACGATTACTACAGCGAGTAACTTACCTTTGAAAGTGTAAGTGGTGTCAGTGCAGTCATAGCAGATTGGACCATCTTCCGGATTTTCCATTACGTCAAAATCCGATAGTGACTTATTCTCACTACACTGACTACACCGCATTCTTATTACCGCAGACAAAGTTAAGGATATCCATAACAGTATCGGCATCGAACTGCGCAGGTCGGATTTCAATCAGCTGCGTTCTCGGGCTGGTGCGTACACCAAAGCGATAACGGAACTGTTCCTTATCCACCTCAAAGATAATCCACGCAACGAAGCCGTGGTATGTCAGAAGAGGAACGTACAGTTCTGGGTTTTGACCCACAGCACGATTACCACTGAAGTCATACACGCCACAATCAACCAGACCAACTTGTTGCGTATCGATCTGTGCTTCTAAGGCGCGCACTAACTGTAAATCAAATACAGCGTAGAAAGACTTCAGAGCATCACACAGCTCAGTACGGTAAGGTAGCTGACCGTTTACCGCCATCAGTGTCAGTGACTGGCTTACGTGTGGGCAATATGGAATAGTGACGTTGGCTACCAAGGCGTGGAACAACAGTTTCAGTTCCGGTAAGGCTTCCACTGGCGTTGCCACAACACACGAATCAGGAATAAGGTGATAACCCGGACCTAACTTACTGACTTGAATTTCCGTTTCCAGGAACTCACGAGAGAAGTGGTGGAGTTTGAAGTCTGGGTTAACGCCTGCATCAAAGTCGTAGAACAGTGGCACGTCGTGGTCAGACAAAAGCACGGTGCGATAGCCAATGGACTTATCCACGATACTGTCTACCAGCTTTAGGACTGTCATCGTTTCGAGAGACATTATGATTCCTTTTAAAGAAGGGGACCGAAGTCCCCGTTTATTAAGCCAGCGCCAATGCAGTTTTCTTACGACGATTGGTCATGATGGCAATGTAGTTGTCATGCAGTCCAGTTTCATCGTTAATCGGTTCAGCAGGCCAACCAGCAATCCCTTCGCTGTTATACTCTTCAACCAGCTCATCCATCACCGCTGGCACGAGATTCATGGCAGGGATATCACCACCACCGTCCAGCAGCTTCATCATGCTACCTACAGCGCCCTCAGCCGCTTCCTGCGGGGTTTTAGCTTCACCGGCCCAGTACTCAGCAATATTAGCAGCGGACTCCAGGAACTCAGCTACACGCTCTTCTTTAGGCACCACTGCTTTGAAGTTCGGGATGGCGCGGTTAGACGCCTCTTTCGATATAGACATCAGGTGGTCCGTTTCCACTGAGAGTTCTTTAGCAAAGAACTTCACTGCATCCTCTAACTTACCCTTGTTAGCCATATACGACTCAGCGACGATATTGGCATGTTCATCGGACAGACGGAAATCTGGACCCAGTTCATCACGCAGCCAGTTTACGGCCTCATGAATGTCATTAGGCAGATCAACCGGGAAACGCGGCGCATTGAGTCGCATCACCAGGTGCGTCATTGCATCTTTGAGGCTGGTCTTAGATTCCACTACCTGTTCCGCTACACGTTGCAGTGTTTCTGCATCGACGTTATGCATCGGGCGTAAAGCGGCCAGTACTTTATCGATACCAGACTTATACTCGTTCACCAACGTCAGCGTAACGGCAGCATCAAGCTCGTCTACCTTTTCAGCCTGAGCATCCTGCAACGACCCTTCGACAATAGGCTCGAACATGGTGCGGTTTTCTGGTAAACGACCGTCGAACACACGCGGTGCATCTGGAACGATTACGTCTTTATCGCGGACCTCGTAGCCCATACGCTCAGCTGTCTCGCGATAGACCGGATAGAACAGCTCGTGCAGCATCACGTCGCCATTAAAGCCTGGTGTTGCTTCTACGCCTTCCGGCAGCTCATCAGTGTCAGGTACATACGTCATGTCGATTGGGGGAGAACCCAAGCTAGTACCATCGAAAAGATTCAGAATACTGAACGTCACACCACTGGCCACGTCCTCTTTATCTTTCCCTATCCTAGCCCAATAGAGTGCGTTTTTAGAAACATCCTCTAGGAACTTATCAACCGGGTCAGTTACTGCACGCAGATTCGATTCCTGCATCTGTTTTAGGATTTGCTCCACTGTCAGTGGTTTACCACTCATGCGCTTTTACCTCATAAACGTGTAGTGTAAAGTAAATCTATTAAAATCCGGGCCGTAATGTCTAGGTTCCAAAGATAAGTCATCGAATGGACGATAGTCTATATCAGGAACTTGGCTCGTATTGTAAATAAACACCGACCCCAGCTTCTTTATCCTGCACTCCTTTGTTACCCACGCCTCGTGAGTAATGTGCGCGTCATGAACATACCGTTTTTCAGACAGTACCTGCCACGGAATCAGTGCTGATTTTTCATAGCCGACCAGTTCATAAACAAATAGCTCTGTGCTTTTATCAACAGGGTGGTCTAATACATCACCAATCGTTGGGAAAATGGCACTAATGCAGCGCGCTATGCTATCGGAAAAAGAAACCCGAGGGATTTTAGGCTCAGGATAAGAAACTACGCCGGGTTCACCTTGCGGCAACCGTGGCTTTAGCAATGAGGGTAATGTCCCCGACGGTGAGACATGGTAATATTTCGTCACGCGCTTTTACCTCTGTAAGTGCGATACTCACCGGTGCGGATCTCTTCAAAGTCTACGAGTCTAAACCCGGTAGCTTCTAAGGAGACATTGATATACCGTTCATCACGGATAATCGTTTCGTGCATATGTGCGTGGACATTGATGCGACTGCGTAGCGCTAACGGATGGCGAGGCGAATGCGTAATCAGGAAATGATTACGCTTCTTACTCTCGACGACGTCATCGTACACCTCGACCAAGTCTCTCGCATCAGGCTCGTGGTCAGTGCAGTGATTGCCAATGATCAGAATTTTGCGGAAAGGAAACTTCTTCAATTTGTACAATGACTCGCGAGTAAAGAACATATCGCCAGCCATGATTAACTGGTCACGATGGTTTAACGGAGCCAAGAGGTCCCAGAAAAACTCATCGTGTTCAGCTACTGTTTTAAAGCGCGTACGTTGCCGACAGATGTTTTTGTGGGAGACGTGACCATCCCCAACAATTAACGTTCTGCGAATCGACATGGTACGTTTACCTTATTTGAATGGTTTGCGGTGGTCGGTCAGTTTGGTTATACGGCGACCATAACGACGAACGTAATCAGCGACACGGTTAGGCGCGAAGTCTGCGTGTTTCAGCACAGACCACGGCATACCGGCTTCAACCTGAACGATAAACTCAAACTCCAACTTATCTTCTTCATTGCCATCCATTGCTGGATAAGTGGCCAACAGCGCAACCGCATGGAACGGACAACCATCGGCACGAAGCAGAGGAATGCGAATAGATGGTGTGGATACCAGCTCATCCCACGAATTGGCGTATACCACCAACGTGTCATTCCAATCAACCTTCACATTGCGCGACTGGTCTGCGTAATCCATCTCTACTACATGACAACCGAATGCTGAGTGTGATGCGGTTTCCAGCATCTTTAACATCTGATACGGGAACGGCATCTCGTCAGTGAAGCTCGCCACCAGTAGCGACAGACCTAACTGGGTGTCTGGACAGCGAGCACTATGACGCTCGAAGTTCTTAGCGACTTTCGTGAAGAAAGATTCATCGGCTGAGGTTTCGAAGCAGAGTGCGTAGTCGCAATGATCCTGCATACACTCAATCGGTTTGATGTGGTCGAGTGTTTCTGCTAGTCTCGGCAGCGGCTGACCATCCTTCTCCCAATTATTAGCGTAGTACGGCACCTTATTATCGTTACCAGTTACTACCCTGTCCGCTAAGTCCAAACGCTGTTCATTGTAAAGAGTGAATGAATGGGGTGTTTCATTGAACACCATTCGCTTTATCAGTTCACTTGGCAGTCGGAGCATTTTCTTTCCTTAAATTCATAATGAGTGCCGAACGCTCGGCAGTGGGTTCACGCGAAACAGCTTGTGCCATGGCTTCTAACAGTGGCTCGCCGATGGCCTCAGCGATAGGCTTCGATAGCTGTTCAGCCTGACAAGCGCCCAACATGCTGTAGATATAATCCGCCATCCACAGGTAAGTCTCATCTGCTGTTTTACCAGGGAGCCAAGGGTTCTCTGGGTCGTCGAGTTCGGCTGATAAGAAATTGATACGTTTAGGGTCGCCTGGTAAACCATACCGAGCTATGCAGCGTTTACATAGAGCAGCGATACCCACGCCCGCCATGTGGGCAGCGACCTCAGGGCGGCTAGTTTTAGCAAAGCCGTTAGCCATACCCAACTGCATTTTAGTGAAGTCGATGCGGTCCTGTGGCGTCAGGAGACGATTATGCTCCAACAACTGATCAGCACTAACCGCCGCTTCGCCGTAGATCTCTTCCAGTCGTATTTGGGGAGATCCAATACCTTCGATGCGAAAACCATGTTTGTATCGTTCTGGATCTTCGACTACTGTCCCACGTTCAACCGCCATACCAGGTTCCATCAAGAAAGACCACTCGACCAGGTTGTCGATTTTACGGAACAATGCATCCTGGTGCATTTGTAACCAAAGTGCCTTCTTAGTACCGAACCAACGAATGTTAGACCAGCTACCATCAGCAGCAGACTTATAACGCAACCCTGCCGTTGGCTTAGTTGACCACAGTTGTCCGTTACCACCGGCAATACAAAGCTCGACAGCTACGTGGATATGACGTTCACGAGGAATAAGTGGAATAGCGAAGCCTTCGCACCACATACGTTCGGGGCCTTTCATACCCCATGGGCGAGAACACATCTCATCGATGTAGCGAACACGGCCGTTGGGATCTACCGGGTTGAATTTCAGAATGTTTAAACCATGGAACCATTGGTGTGCAACATTCTTTAAGTTAGCCAGCATACAACTACGATCGTGAATCAGATCATCGTTATTAACCAACTCGCGAAAAGATTCACCCAGTGGGGTTTTAGGAATCTGGTAATACTGCTGACGATAGCTCATTGCTTACATTCCTTTAACGAGTTCATCGATAGTCTGCTCTAACGTCTTACCGTCAGACTTAGTCATGTCGATGATGGATTCATCTTTGACGACCTTAGCTGGACGAGGACGGAACGCATCAATCGCATTCATCTTATCACTTACCCAACCAAACCAATCGCCATTACTCGGGTGCACCGGCATTTCGTTTAAGAGCGCGATGGCCTCTTTCAATGGCTCGAGGTAGAAGCGCTGGCAGAAGCGACGAATGAGTTCTGCACCAATCTGATCTTTCCAGATATACCGCTTGAACATCTCAGCATCGGTTAGTGCTTCAATACTGGCGTTGGGTGCGTTAGCGTCGAGCATCTTCATTGCGTCTGACTGCCCACTCAAATTGAGCGTGTCGTAATTGACATCGTCGAGGCGGAGGTATGCGTGATTGTAGTTGTCAACCAGCTCCAATGGAGATACTCTTTCGTTCTCACCGACCAGTTCATTCATCAGACCATAATAAACCTGATGTACGGCTAATGCGGTCGTACCGCAATCGCCACCATTAATGCGCTGAACGATGCCTTCTGGAGTCAGACGCTCTTTATAGTTAGGAGACGCATTCTCTTTCTCGCTCTCGAAACGTTCATAGCAAAACTCGCCATAGTGACCAATCCACATTTGCAGGATAGCAGACAAGATCGTTGGACTTGAGATGAATCCGTTTTCGATGATAAGATGTTTCCGCATGACTTAGATTCCTTTTGTTGTCTACAAGGTAGACTGAGTTTGTAAAAAAGAATTGCTTCGATCTATAATTTGAAAACAGTTTACCCAACTAAACTAATAACGATGTCGTGTAAACACTCCGTCCAAAGATTGCATGATATAATCCATTCGTGAACTAACATCATAAAACCCCGGACTTTTGTTTGATTCAAATCATAACACTGGAAAGTATTTTAATACTGAAGCGTGAGACTTCAGTAGGATAATATATATCTAAGAATAGACTGAGGCACATAAACCAGAGACCCCTATGTGGAGTCTCTGGTCGTTATGCCGTTACTTACAAGTTGATGGTACGTACTCCGGTACTTTTACGTTCTCCCGGCCTGCTGGTAATGTTGCAGGGTCAGGACCGATATACATCCCGTTGGTGCGGTAACAACTACCACTAGTACAGTATGCATTGCTAGCAGACTCTGGTGCAGTTTTAGTCTCGGCGCGCACTTGCAACGCCCAAACTGTAAAACCTGCGATAGCTAATGCAATGGCGATAATAAGCACCACAACTGGACTGAACATTTTGAAACTGCTTTGGCTGGTTTGCATACAACCTCCTAAGCTCGTTTCTCCGGTGGCTTGTCTAGTAATACAGAAAGAGCAGTTTTAGTCTGGTAATGTACAGTAGCCATGCCCGGAGTTGCCAGCTCTGTAAAACTATCACCGCCCACCAATGTACCCTGTAAGGTTTCGACAACGCCCGCCTTGTTGTAGAGCACACGGGTAGGCATTCCAGGGTATAACAACGCAGGGTTAGAATACCCCCAACCGAATTGCATAAACTGCTGAGTGTTCTTTGCCAGCTCAGAGATCATCATCGCGGTATTATCCGTGACATGTGATACATCGAATTGAGCACTGTTAAGGCCGTCTGGACGGGCCTGTACAGATATTCTTCCCAATGTATCACTCTCCGAAGAAAACCCCGCAGAATCGTCTACAGGCACGTATTTGTCCATTATACCTGTGGCCGTAGGAAATATCTTCGCATTGCCTGAGTTCAGCTGCTTGTGATCGGTCTGATCGACAGAGATAGCCTCATCTGTGGCTAAGACAAATAGATGATTACCCAGCATCGTGTAGCTGTGATCAATATCCGGCATTGCATCGGCAGGAACACGAATGATAGTCAACGTTCTGGCTGACTTAGCAAAACGTGAGTTATCGAACAGTGGGTATACATACCAGAGTCGATTAGTGTAATAACAACCGATTCCGTTATTGTAGATACCACCACAGTGTTTCTGCAAGTAACCAGCCAGGTCGAAAAGTGGAACACCACTCTTGACTACAACATGGTCGCGCAAGTTAGGCTTTCCATCTTCCTTTAGCGCAGTATCCGCAGGTACCAGCTCAACGCCCAACGGCTTAACAGCGTCATCGATTTCCAATGCCTTAGACTTGCCTGTCAACATTACATTAAGAACATCGACTGCCGTGGTAGAACGGAAGATGCCGCCAACGGTTGTCAACCGCAATTGGTAGAGTGCCCGATCGATTAACTGGAACGTTACCGATTTCATGGCGTTGGTTGGATCGTGGCTATTGAGGTTTGACTCACCGACCTCAGGTACCGTCACATCGCCCACTGTGGCTTTATATCGATAGGTTGCCGAGGTAAAGGTTTTATCCGCACTAGGACCAGATGGTCTACCCACCCTTGACTTAGTGATGATGACTTCCAGGTCTTTGATGTTCGGAAGAATGACACGATTATAGTCACTCTCCACGAACAAAGCTTCCATGACTATTTTATCACCATAGTCGCCCTGAAAGTTCCGCGTCTCATCCAATGCCACCATCTTCATTGCAATGGCTTGTTGTCCACCACCCCGAACGAAGATATCGTAACGGAAATGTGTGGGCTGCGATTTGTCTGCCATGATCATCGCAATGTCTGCATACAACGCAGTACCTTCAATACGCATATCAACGCTCCCAGATTCTTACGCGATCCAATACCTTCGTATCGATAATGTCTTCCAGCGTCCTGTGTTCTTTGACGATGCTCGGATCATAGCGACCAAGGTCTGTCTGGTCCAGGGTATATGTTTCACCTTCAGGACGGAACGGCATGATAGAATCATCGCGGGCAGTAAGATGCTTATCTTCTTTACGAACATACGACTCAACCATTGGGAACAAGCCAGCTGCAACGCGACTCAATAACTCGATGTCACGCTTCACACGCTTAATGCGTCCCGGTTCAAAGTAGAAGCTTTGACGGAACTGGTCTTCCCACCATTCGAGATGATTCTGAATCAGTTCATAGATACGGGTAGCGTCTTCCAACGCGACGATGATTACGTCGGCCCCATCGTTAATCAACTCAGCGATGTCTGAGGCAGGAAGATAAACATCATTCCACACCTCAGCCAATTCAGCATCGTATTGATCGTCACCGGTACTCGGTAAACCAAACTCAGCTGCATGCTCGACGTCGATTAAGTGCTTGGCCTTCACCCTGCAATGAAAAATCTGCTTGAACAGTTTAAAGCCTGTTGACTCTCTATCGACATTCATGATATTAACTCACGTTGATGATTGCGGTACGCAAGATATAGAATAGGATAGGCATGTAGTAGAAGCGAGTAGTGGATGTCCACAACACTCGATCGTTGCACGCCTTGATGATCTTAGCCGCATCCTTGAACTGCCCACGCACAGCAGAACGGAACATCAGTTCCAGCGCAGACTGAGAATCAAGGTTCTGATAGAACGCTTTAGAGAAGATATAGCTTTCTTTAAAGATGTCGTCAGATATCCACGGACGGGCCGGTTCATTACTACCCGGAACTTCATCCATGCGAGTGCGGCTATACGCTTCGTCCATTGACACCTTACGGTTCAAGGCAACGTTAGGCCCAATACGCAAACTACCCTTAGCAAAGATAGTGTCTTCCCAGCTACCCACAAACACCTTAATGCCTACCGGGAACATGGTGGCGTTAATACCACTGTACGCAATGTTTGCATAGAGCGGTTGCGAACGGAAATAGTTCGTATCGACAGGTTGGATGTTTGAGTAACAACGATCAAGAATAGTTTCATCATTGTTCAGTGCTGCATCAAACAGCGTGAAGATGTCACCACCATAACCGAGGTCGACACTTAACTCATGGACAGTGGACAACCACGGGTGGTCGTTTACATCCAACATCCGCTTGAAGAACTGGACAACAAACGAGTCGTAAACCATTTCCATTTGGTCTGGAACAACCAGAGTACGATACTCGCGTGAATAAAACTCACGATAGTATTCACCAGGTAGCGTAGCTAACAGCCGACGCATCTCTTCGTACTGACTGTATTCCTGTTCCAGCAAAATGCCGCGACGACCTGCCATGAACTGGTCACGAGCATACGTGTATGTCTCGTTAGTTTTCAGATCGAGGTTAGCCTGCACAGCGGGCGTTAAATAGTCTACGAGTTTATACGAGATCTCATGGACTGCGGCTTGAGTGTACGACAACGGTTTAGACATCGTGACTTCAAAGCGGCCTAACTTACCATCCCCGATATCCATAATGAAGACATCATGAACGTTAGGAACAATACCCGCATAGATCACTGATGAGCCAGTTACCTCGAATTCATTCTCGCCGTCCTTGAAGCTATTGGACAATCCGTCCTGGATTCTGAATTCAAGACGGTCGATGCGGTTATACTGCTGAGATACCGCAGGAAGATCGATGCTGAAAGGAATTGGGTTATTACCTTCAGCAAGAATCTGACTGTAGTAGCGATCAGGGAAAACCTGCGAACCTTCAATGTGTGCCAGCAGTGCGGACTTAGGTAAGACACGAGAATCTACCTTGATGTCCTTATATGGCGTGGGGATTGGGCGTGGGTTAGACTGCGCTGGTTGCTTAGGAACAACAGGCTTTGGCTTCCCGTTGTAAGCTTCGTCAAATGTTGGCATTTGGATCTCCGATATAGAAGATAAACTGTCCGACCGTCATTCGACGATATTCGGGGCGGGTTTTCCAGGTTGGGTCTGTTGTGCCTATCGCACTTACTGCCTTAGACCAATCCAGTGGAGCGACCATCTTACCCCCACGCAGTCGTGGTATAAAACCACGAGGCTCTAATGTCGGGTCGACAATCTTTAAGACTTCAATACACACTTTACCAGAGTTGCGCAAAATACGCGCATACGGCTCTGAGAGCACCGATAGGTCTGAGACCATAGCGAATCTCAGGTGATGGCGTTGGCGTTCACTGAGAGGCGTTACAGAGCGCAGGTTAAGCGATTCATCAAGGTAAAGTGCTTCAGGTGTCCAGCGAGTGTTCTCTGAGTAAAACTCGATGACGAAAGGAGACATATTCAGTTTGAATACGCTCTTCTTATTCTCACGTACCCACTCCAGCAAGATAGGGTTAATTTCCCAGTTACCCATTTCCTGTAAGTTAGCGATCTGATACGGGTCTTCGCTGTCAACCATAATGATCGTGGTGAACACGCTTGTTGTGGCCGAGTCGAACTTAGTTGGCAACCAGTCGTCGTAAGACGGGACAACGATACCACCGATGGGATGCTGCCATTCACGGGGACGAGTAAACGGGAGTTTCTCATATGCCCTGCGTGAGATGTTCATCAGGCGCTGTTCGGTCAGCGTATACGGCGTTGGATCTTTACGGTACTTACTGTCCACAATCTGATTGTGAACCATGACCGGATAGTTCAACATAACCGAGATAGGTTTGTCGTAGACGAACGTAAAACCGAACTGCGCAATCCAGGTACCGTTGGTGTCATTGCGTTCAGGTTGTGGTGGCATGGTAAAGTCAAACCAACCCAGGATACCGCCTTGACGTTCTTGCACACTAAACTGATGCCCTTTCTCAGAGTTAGTCTTTTGCACAGTAACGCGATCATCAAACTTCTCACGGAACCATTCCGTAAGGGTTTGGTTATATCCAGCCACGTTTTCACGGAGTTCGTGGATGTGCGCTAGGACAACAAGTTCTGCCGTGGGTATCTGGTAGCTGTATTCCAACTCCATTGGTAATTCTGCGCGCTCCATACTGACGTACGTACGGATATCCGCTAACCAGCGCTGTGCTGCTGCTTCGTTAGTGAAGCGATACTCCATCCTGATGTCTACCTTGGCCTTAACATACACAGGACGCAGGAATACCTGTAACGGCTGATCCAGGAAGATAGGGACGTTATCACGCCAGTTGGTTGGTGCTGTCAACGCATCGGTGTCATCGTACTCTTCCGTATAGTCTGCTTTGATTTTCTCATGGGCATCGAACTTCCGGTCGGCACCATCACCGGCGTTGATTTGGGTACCCGGCAATGCAGCCGCATTCGAGTTAGTGAAGACTTGAACCACCACACTCTCTTTGATCCCAGTGTACTTCTTTAGTAGATCTATTGCACCCATAACCACAGGTCTGGTGATAGCCTGTGTGGTCTCTGCGATCGTTTTAACTACAGCAGGCATAGTCTCGCCCTCATGTAAATAAAGTAAGCATTTGTCATAATATCGGACCTGACGGCATAGAAGCCTCTAGAGAGCACGAAGCTCTCTAGAGGACTTTGTTACTCAACTACAGCAGCTTCGCCATTGTCATAGTACTTAGATTCAAGCGCCATCAGCGCCATCAGTACACCAGAGTTCAGCGCGTCGAAATCGCGATCAGTGGTGACGTGAATGATGTTACCTTTGAGGAACTCAACTGGCGGATACGGCGTAGTTGAGGTCGCAGTTTCAATTGCTTTCATCAGTGTGCCTGAGTCAGCAACCAGGTAAGCCGGAACAACCGGCGCATATACGACTTTATCACCGTTAGCGATAACAACGGTGAATACGCCTTCTTCGGTAGTCATTGCTGTAACCAGTTCGTTCGCAGCAGCGAAGGTTTCTGGAGAAACATACAGATGGGCTTCCAGGGTGTTGTCGTTCATGACCAGCGTATGGCGATACTGTTGCAGACGATTGCTCAGCTCACGGTAACTGGTGATGGTCAGGGCGTCACCGGCAACACGGATGGTTTTCGGTTCAGTGCGGCCTTCGATAGACAGGTTCGGGTTAGCGATGTGGAACTCTACATCATACTTACCGATCTCTGCTGATTCGATACTGGCCTGCACCTGACTGAAGTTGTGAGCTTCTTTACAGTTGTTGACGTTTTGACTGATTGCACGCCATGCCGCAGCATGAGTAGCTGGAACAGGGAAACCCTGACGCATTGTGCGATACAGAACATCAATCAGAGTACCGACGCTCACTACCCCTTCTTCACTTTCAACTGCGCTGCTGAAATCATTAACCACACGCAGAGCAATAGTACTGTCACCGCGAGCCAGCTCGAAGTTGACCACGCCCAGTTCTTTAGCTTTTTCGTCGTCGAGTACTTTAACTTCATGGGATTGTAAACGCATAGGTTCTCTCTTTGGTTATGGATTCGTTGTACCGTACGTACCTTTGTAAGCACGCAGGTCATTACGACCTTTAAGCACCGAGATAATATCGGTGAGTTGACACACCACCATCGCGAACTCATTGCAACGGAGATTAGACTCTTGCAAGCCTTTGTAGTGCTCCAACATCGCCAACAGTACCGACTCAGGTGGAACGCCATTAAAGCCTGCTTGTGCAAACTCAGTCGTCTGGACATTCAGTTTGACACGTTGAGCTTCATCCTGTCCAATTCCGCTAAAGACGAAAGTAGACACGGCGGTGTTGATTGGGTCATCAGGAAGGAACTGAGAATCAAACTCAGGTTCTACCCCTTCAACCTTAACCGTTTTATAGCCCGGGTCTTTCAGGTCGTCATATTCAATCATACCTTTGCCTCATTGTGTAAAATTTAATCGTAAGCAGAAAGCGAACGACTAATGACGTCGAGGGTAGCATCAATGGCTGTAGCCAGATGTCCCATGATGTCACGAATTGGTGAAGTTGCGGCAGCAGAGAAAGCGACCGAAGCAGAATAGAGTAACTCCGCATTGATGGAATCCAAGCCACCCTGTTTAGCACGTTCGCTTACAGCGGTATGAATCTTGGACATTGATGCCACCAGGCGTTTAGCCGGATCACTACTATCGAAGCGTTCAATAACACCGATGTATTTCTCACAAAGCTCCAACAGACGCTTTGCATACGACAGGTCACAGGTCTCCATCGTTAAACCAGCTTTTGGCTCATAGTCCTCATCACCCAGACGAGTCTGAGTAAACTCAAAGGACACGGTGCCAAACGTATCAGCAATCTCACTGCCGTCGCGCGGTTTAGTAAGATAGAGAGTGCGATTGCCAATAAGGTTCTCTGACGCAGTGGTAACGTAACCTTTACTTTGGAAGCGAGGGTCGCTACCAACTTGACGAGTACAGTCGCCAGCCAAACTGGTTTTAGCCAACTCGGCGAAAGCGCGTGTTAACCGTGCTTCAGTAGCGCGAGGATTAGGGAAGCTTTCAGACTTAGTGATCTTGATGACTTCATCACCAACCCATAGTAGTCCGTTTAAATGGGAGACTATTGAATCGTCGGCCAGCTTACCAACAGCACCCAAGCCAGCATACAGCTCAGACGGTGTTTGGATTGCCATTCCGCGAATAGCTAAGAAGCGACTGTAGCGACCCATACCCAGACGACGTGTTTTGAGACGACCACCTTTAGCAATACCCATTTTCACTTTAATGGCAGTAATCTGGATACGGCTAGCACGACAACGAGACGTTAGGATCTCGTAGATCTTTTCGAACATCGCCGTGATCTTTTCACACAGGCGAATCAGCGCAGCCAATAGTTTCTTAGCATAAACACGCAGTGCACCAGCCACACCCTTACCATCGGTAAACGACTCCAACGAAGGAATAACGTCTTCGCTTTTAATGTTGGCCCGTTGGGTGGTAAGGTTCAGCAGCAACTCTGTGCCGATTTGCATTTGTGGCGTTAATGGGGCGTCGTATGCATCGACTACCGTAGCCCAAGACTCCAGCGAGATATAACGCGCCAGCATCTCTTGTGCGGCAACCAATTCACGATCCAGCTGTCCGTTGAGTTCACGCAGGTCAATGGCGTCAGTATCCACACGCACAATAGGGACGACAATAGAATCATCTAACCCTTGGGTGTTGTCCGTCACGAGATTCTCGGGATCAGTGGGCACTACACCCGGTGGAACGTCTAGCTCCGCATTGCGGTTTTCTAAACCATCCATAATAAAGCTCCAGAATAAAAAGAGGGGTCACATGGACCCCTCTAGTATTACACTTCGGCCGGACTAATGACAGCTGTCAGCGTCTGATGGATTGCGCCACGCAGAGCAGTCAGGTAAGACATGTAGTTAGCCGTAGAGGACATGACGAAGGACAGATAGCCCATTGCGTCATTGATCTGCGAGTTACGCGCAGCGATGGTCTGCTGGTCGGTAGGTGTCAGACCTTTATCATCGATACCAACGAACTTGGTGGTATAGCTATCCAGCATGCGCTTAGACAACTGACGCACCGCGTCGTATGGATCAGCCAGATTAACCTGGAGGTCAACCACACCCATTCCCAACTTGGCGTATTCTGCAAGCATGTCACCAGTGATGGTGATTGAACTTGCTGCATCCGGCGCATCGAACGGAGTTACCATTGAGGCGCTGACATCGCCAGCATTGATGGTTTCATCACCCACAACGTTAACGCGGACATTACCCCAGGATTGTACCTTAGGCACGTAGGACCACAGTCCATTACCAACACTCACATCGCGCTTCCAGCCAGAAGGGGCGGCAGGACATTTGATGGACTCGAGTGCGGTGAACAGACCGGCGTCAGCAGACAGCAGGTTGTTGGACTTAAAGATCGAAGCCATGGCAGCAGAGATTTCCTGCACCTTAGCAGTAGCGCCTTTCAGCCACTCAATGTAAGGACCATCGATATCACGACGGAATTCATTGAAGCCACGAGCCAGCTCTGCCGGACCAGCCGGGACAGCACCGTTCAGTTGCAGCAACGTTACAGAGGTACCTTCGATAGTAAAGGTATCACCGCGACGTGCACGCATGAAGTTGGTAATGTCACGCAGGAGATCAGCCATCTCTTTACGGTTGTAACGCAGACGCTCAATATAGCGAGCACCATAGTTAATTACCGCTACAACGAAACGCTTGATGAAGTCGATTGCCATCATCACGTATTTCTTCACGGTAGCACCAATACTGGCCAGACTGATTGCTTCAGTAGAAACAACAGTGTTAACGCCCACGGTAGCAATACCGATTTGAGCAACACGAGCACCCAGGGTATCGGATACGTTGTCGATAGCGTCAGCAATAGCCTTCAGACGAGCAAGGTCTGCTGCTTGTGGTTGACATACCGGCATTACAGGTGCGTCAACCACGACGTCTGGAACAACTACCGCATTGGGCGTAGCAGCGCTAGCCAGGTCGTAAGCGTCAGCATCGGAGCCAACAGACTCAACTGAAATGTTGAGCATGGATTTCTTAGACATTGTTAACCCCCGGCCTTTTTGACGAATGCATTGAACACGGCCGTAGCTGATTCAACAACAGTTGAGTAGATATCGAAGTTGTAGCGAGAACACGCTACCGCTGCCGAAGCCACACTACGTGCAACACCAGTGTAGGTCATCAGCGCTTCAACAGCTTCCGTTGTGGATTCAGGATCTTTCTCCAGCTTACGGAAACGTTCAGTAACGTCTTTCAGCGCGGCCTGGAGTTTATCGATTGCACTATTCATGCGTTCGATGGTACGACTGCTGGTATTGACCTCATTGATCAGTACACGCTCATGGCGCATGTAGTCGCTCAGGTCCAACGTCACCAGAGTATCGTTGTTTTCCTTATCGTTGTATTTGGTTTTAACACCAAACTCAGCGGCCACGGACAGATGTACCAGACCGATGCCGTAGTTCACGGAATCAATCGCTTCGTCGCCCTGCGGGTTCATCGCAATGGCCAGTGAGTTAGCGCACAGCGGTTCAGACCATTCGATGGTTTTGCCATCTACCTGCTCTACGCGAGCCTTGTTGCTGCCGAGTGACAGTTTAGGGCGACGCTTACAAACCTTCTCAACTTCGGCTACTGCCGCTTCTGGAGTTTGGAAGTTTACCTTCTCCACAGCGAACAGTACGTCATTTGCGAAGTCGGCCATTTTGGTCTGACCTTCCATCATTGTGGAAGAAATGCGCAGTGTGTCAACAACCTTAGACATCCACTCAGCCGGTACCTGACCATCGACCAGAATACCTTCCATTGCTGGGGTAAACTTAATCGAGGAGATTGGTACATTGCTTAGGCGGTGAATGGTGTTCATCACGCGCATCAGCGGACGGGCATTGTCTTGAGCACGGGTGTACATCTTCTTCAGCCAGACAACGATTTTGTCCAACAGTCGCATGAACGCTTCAAGGAATGCCTTGATAGTGTTGACAATGGTTTTACCCAGAGACTCTTGGGTCATCATATAACCGATGTGCTGGTCATACATAGACTCGAGTGAGGCCACACGCGTTACAGCGGACTCTACACCGATGCTGCTAGTCATGTTAGCAACCGTAGTCGCAATAACAGCAGAGTCGTGTGGAGTCATTGGAGAGCCTTTAGCGGCATCGTTGACTACGTGGTCGTAAATTTGGAAGAGACCCTGTGAAACGTTCTCTAAACGCTTCAGGTTAGTCTCGTCTTTTTCGACGGAATCAGGGTAACTGCTCGCGAAGCTGTTCCCTACCGTCTGCTCGAACTCCGGATAATCTTTCCGGGTCAAAGCGGCAGCACTATTGACGATCGTCATTGTTAAATCCCTTACTAGCTAGTAGTTGAGTAACTCATAAGTATTAGCATAAAACCCCTCCACTGAAGGAGGGGTCATGGTTTTATGCCTTTAGTGCCTTACCAGCTTTAACGATCTCAGCGACCGTAGCTTTTGCCAGATCGAACGACTCGTCGATAAGGTCAACGCCAGCTTTAAGTTCGGCAATAAGTTGCTTCTGGTTATCGTCCGAAAAGAACAGCTGGAACGCGCGACGGATTTCTGCGTTTGTCAAGCTAAGCATTGCGCCATACAGCAACGGCATTGCAACACCCATACTGCCTGCGATCACAGTAACTACAGCCGGGATTGCCAGATAGATATTACGGCGACTACCTGCCTTATCCATAGAGGCTTCTGTTGCCTCACGTGTTTTGAGGTATTTTTGCAGAGCTTTCAGCATGGTCAGGCTACGACGTGCAGCGGTCAGCACATCTTCGGTGGTAACTTCAACCGTGTTTGGTGTGGAGCGAATACGCGTCATCGATTCAGTGGAGTCTTTACCGTCTAACTTGATCGACAGTACATTACCACCCACATGCCCTTCAGATACATACGTGTCATCCGATGAGCGCTTGAAATCACCTGGCGCAGCGATTTTCATTTTGGCCATGTTGGCAAGAGCCACATTGAAATTAGCCCGCGATGAGAAAACTTTGCGCATCTGCTCGGCAACTTCAACAGTGGAACGCTGCAAGTCTTTTGAGTAGCCGGTGATAAGGTACTCTACAACACGCGCAGTTCGGTCGGTTCCAGCAGGCAAGCTATCGTACGTACCAGCAGTTTGATAACTACCCTTGCCGCCACGAGGAAGATCAGAGATTAATTTAGCCAGTTCGTCAGAGGCTTCATTGATCCACTTCTCAGCTTTTGAGTTAAACGAACGGAACACGTCAAAGAAGCCTTCCATTGACGCCACACGATCATCTTCGTTCTCACTGATTGCTGACTCAATCTGACCTGAGAGATACGACGTATTCAGTGCAGCATCTGGACCAATACTTTCCAGCCCTAGCGTTGGTACGTCCAGTTGTTTGAACATCAGACTGAGTAGGGAAACGCTCAGGCCGTTGAAACCATCTTTGCCGTATTGCTCTACTGAGGTCTGGAGTTCGATAAGTGCAGCACCGCGTGCGTCGTCGTCTTCAGCCTGGTTGGTGATATCGGACAGTAACGTGCCTACTGTTTCGAGTGGGGTTTCATCGTACATTAGTAACTCCATTAGGAACATAAAACCCCTCCACTATGGGAGGGGTTTGTATTATGCTAGCGTCAGCCCGCGACTTTGGTAGAGATTGCGATCAGTGCAGCCACGTATTTACGTGATGCAGATGCAGCGTCTTTAACCAGTTCAAATCCAGCAACCACTTCACCCGCTTTGTTGTTCTGCGGATCTTTGGAGTTGGTGAACTGACGGTAAACCGCACGACGATAATCAGCACTCAGCAGAGCAGCCGGACCCATTACGGAAGCCAGGTAGGTTGCACCGGTAACGTGACGATCGCCAGAGTCATTGGCAGTCTTCTTCATGCCGTCGAACTGACTGATGAAGTTAGAGACCGCGTCAATAACTTTGATGGATTCGTCGAGTGCAGCGATAGCCTGTGCGCCAGTAACTTCACCCTGATGTTTCTCACGGACCTTAACGATATCGGACTCGGAGTCACGATTGTCAAGAGACAGCGCAAGAGCAAAGTCGCCCAACAGAACGCCAGACGCTTTACCATCACCCATGCCAGAAGGCGTAGGCTGGTTGAAGGAAGATGGGAAGCCAACATCGATGCCGGAGATTTTACCAGATACAGTTTCGTAGTGGTTATCACCGTCCGCCAGCTCTTTACCGAGATCGGTCAGAGTCTTAGCCGCAACGTATGCTTTCTTACCATAAACGCCCAGGACATCGGTCAGGGTATTTGCAGACAGAGATGCGATGGCAGCAAAGTCACCATCTTCACCAGGCAGTGTCACAGTCGCTGACTTGTTCTGGTCTTTAATAGTTGCTTTAGCAGCAGCTACGTTACGACGAGAACTCACCACCCAGTCTTTCATCTTACTGGCGAATGAACGGAAGATATCGAAGAAACCTTCGGTAGAGATTTTAAGCTCACCGTCGATAGATTCGATAGTCGCTTGCAGGCGACCCAGCGCGTAGTTGGTCGCGTTCTTACGATCGCAGTATGCCAGAGATTCCAGACCGAGGTCGGTGTCATCCAGACCAGCTTCGTTAGTAACGTGTTCAGTTACAGTTTGCAGCAGCTGCGCCGCATCGTCGCTCAGACCACCGTTCTGAAGTGCAGTTTCAACCATCGCTTCCAGGCTGGTCAGCAACTCGCGTGCGCTAGCCAGTGACTCCTGTGATACGTTGGATTCGTCTTCTACATCTTCCAGGTCGTCCAGGTCGTCTTCATCTTCGAGACGGTCGTCGGTAGACTCTTCCAGTTCGGCGGCGTCAGCATCGTTCTGCGCAGCAACATCTGCATCCAGGTTAGCAGCGGCTTCTTCGCCACCACCGGCAGCAGCAACGCCTGCATCGGCAACAGTGTCGATTGCTTTAGCGATTTCAGCAGCATTGTCCGGGTTAGCGGCAATCAGGTCGGCAGCAACCTTAGCAGCTTCACCAGGAGTAGCAGCAGCATCGCCTGCATTCGGGCCAGGAGGGGTATCACCAGTAGGACCTTCGGCAACAGTGGCGGCAGCGGCTTGTGCGGCAGCGTCAACTGCATTACCCTGTCCATCAACTGGAACCTCGCCCGGTGCAGCAACACCAGCGCCGTCTGCGCCAGCAATAGCAGCATCGCCAGTAGTCGCAACTTCAGCGGCTTCTTCAACCGCAGCAGCTTCAACCGGTGGTACTGTGGCAGCAGGCGCAGCCTCAACCACGGCAGGAACTTCTGGAGCAGCAGCGGGGGCAGCGGTAGCAGCACCAACGGCAGCAGCAACGGTGGCTACTTTAGCGATATCTTCCGGAGACAAGTTCTCCTGAGAAACAGCAGACGTTTCGGTGCTGGTAGTTTCTTTAGGGGTAGCCTTACCTTCGATGGCAGAGTCCTGGGTAGAAGTGGTGTTAACTGGGTTAGCAGGTGCTTCACCAGTCTTACCTTCTTTATCCGGGTTGTTAGCATCGGCAGCGACAGAGGTAGTCTGCGGCGCTTTAACAACAACTTGTTCCAGCTCAGGGGCCAGTTCGGTAGGTGCGCCAGCTTTGCCTTCATCAGCGCGCTTGGTAGTGTCACCAGGTTGGTCAGACGGAGTAGCAGGCTGAGAGCCATCGCCGGTGTCGACTTTGTTGTTCAGCTCGGGTTTGGTTTCAGTAGAGACAGGTGCAACAACACCAGTTTCCTGAGATTCCTGAGAAGCAACAACTGGTGTGCCAACGTCAGCGCGAGAAACAGCAGCTTCACTTGACAGATCATCGGCAGCAGTGGCTGGCTGTGAACCGTCGCCCGTATCAACAGTGTTGTTAGGGGTAGGGTTGGTTTCGGTTGCAACAGGCGCAGTAACGCCTGCACCGCCGTCTGACTCCTGACTTACACCTGGAACTTCAGTAGACGGGACACTGCCGTCGGCTGGGGTAGCTTCGTCAGCTTTCTGACGGGCTTGTTCAGCTTTCTGCTCATCCGTCAGGACTTCAGACGTCGGCTGAACGGTTGGTTGACCTTCAGTCGGCTGATTAACAACCGCTGCTTCGTCAGTATTGCTTTCAACGCTAGGCTTTGCGGCACCCAGCTGTAACAGACTGTGCAAACGTTTCATAAAACAGTTATCCTTTAATTGGACGGGAAAAGTGAACTCGGTCGTATTATTCGGCTGAACTCAGCGCAGTTTTTACACTACCGGCCAGTCCCAGTACGCCAGTGACGACACGAACGCTTTCGTATAATACGTCACGGAACGGAGACTGTGCCCTCAGAGAGATAGCCTGTGGTGCCTGAATTGCCAACACCAGTTTAGCGACAGAGGATTCAGAGAGATCGCCAGCAGCCGATGCTTTCTGCATCAAACGTTGTCCGGCATTCATTAACCCGTTCAGTTCTTTAACTAAGCGAGTGGAGTGGAGATTGAAGATGTCGTGGAACTCTAAGATTTCCAAAGCACGTTCAACCATGTCGATTACCGTATCGATATTGTCAACTTCCACAATATCGTTAGAGATAATCACAGCGCGCTTATTTTTATCACCGTACGTAATATCACTACCCATCAAGGCGACTGTCAAATAGTCAGTGTCTACCTTAGGCGGTACGTTCGGAGTGAGCGCAGTAAAGCCGTTCCCATCGAATGTGGGCGTGGACTTCGTTACTGAATAAGACTTAACGCCAGCCCGTGGAACAACTGGCCAGGCCGCCAGTGGTAACGGCGGTTGGATATCCATTACTTTACTGAACGAAGCGTTGACGGTGTTATCGTCAGCGACTTCCATTTCGTCTAACCATTTACCTACAGCAGCCAGCATACTAATGGTTTCAGGGGCTAGCGTGTTGACTACCCACTTAACCTCATCCGCAAAGGCACGCAGCGCTTCACTTGCCACACTGAGATCAAACTGCCCAGATTCATCACAGATAGCGCTCATGGTGAGTGTGGTCTTGACATCAATCGGGTCGTTGTAGCGAACCTTCTTTAAATCAGCCAATTCAATTTTGAGTTGACGAGCCACACTACCGGTCAATGAACGATAGCGGAGGAAGTACTGGCTGACGCTGTTTACCAGAGAACGCAGGTTGTTCTGAATCGACTGGTATGCAACGCGAGCACGAGAGCCAAGGGATTCAGTAGAGATGATACCCTCGGCATCGGTCAGTACGATAGGGTCTTGCCCTAACGGACCTGCGATGTAGTTAGCCAGCTTTTCGAACCGCACCAGGTTCTCCGGTGACATTCCACCTTCAACCATTAATTCCGTAACGCTTTCATTCAACGATTCCAATGAATCAGCCAGTGTCATTAACTCGCTAATGTTGGAGGTGTGTGAGCTGAGTGCACGATGGTCCATTGTCATATAGACCATACTGTGGCCTTCTGGATCAGCACGATCCCGCATGCGTTCATAGCGAGCAGCGTAATCGATGCCTGTCCCTGGCTGGATACTCTCTTGTGAGATACTACCCGTAGCATCCATACGCAACATGATAGATTTCATTACTCTACCCCCGGTATAGTAGCTCCCGTGCCCGTAGCGCCAACATCGGTCTCTTTCTTACCATAGCCATCGTTGATCATTTTGGACATGATAGCTTCCATCGCAGAAAGACCATGCAGCATTTTAGCAGCCATGCGAACTGGGAAGTCGCCGTGACTACGAACACTGGCATTTACCATCATCAGAACTTCACGGAAACGTGATGCCTGTTCATCCTGCTCGAACTCGATGCCCTTCAACTGTTCAACAACCTGACCATACTCGGCAAGCGCAGTCTGCACTTCGTCATACCGATCACGGTTTTCGTTAAACGTCTTCAGCGTGCCACGAATGCCGGTTGCCATAGCGTCAATCATCATTGCTTGCATAACTGCTACAGGCGATTGCTCTGGCATTTCTTCAGCAGCATCACGATGCACAAACTCCACCACTGGAAGCGGGTCACTCGAAACGTGCATCTGGAACGGAGTGTATATGAACAACTCATCGTAACCAGTCGACGGATTCAGGCCAGTGGACGTTGGTAGTTTTTCTACGCTCGCAAATGCGTTCTCATCGAGTGCAGCAGCTGAGTTGGTAGTCCAACCTTTAACTACACTGGTAATGCTACGAATGTAACGAGCGACTTGCTCGGGTTTACCAAAGGTAGCAGCAACCAGATAACTCTGGTACCACTTGACCGCCATCGATACATCTTTAGTGCCTTTGGTGCTGACTAACCATTCCATCTGAGCAGCAGAAATATCGACGTTAGGTTTACTTGCGCCGACAGTTGACAGGCTAGTTGCTTTAGCAATCAACGCATCGAGTCGGTTAGCCAGCGGTTCGGTGGCACCAAACATCTTAGCCACGTACTCTTTGCCTTTCTCTACTGCCGCCAGGATCAACTCAATCAAACGATCGATAATCGTCATCAATGTTTCTTTGATACCCTCAGCACTGTACTTCAGCGAAGCAGCATTGTCGTGTTCAAAACCTTCAGCTGAAACAAGCAACCCAGACAGCCCCAGTGGATTCACCAGATTGTCTACCGCAGTAGCATATGCTTCAACGGACACTTTGCTCAGGGTACCACCTTTCTGCATGCTGTCACGAATGGTTGACAACTTACGCGCCACCCCATTCAGGACTTCCATGCCAGTAGACAGATCTTCCATACTTTGTTCAACGTCACCTACGTCGCCCAATGTAGCGTCTGTGTACTCACCGTCCATTGGCAATGGCGGAATCATCGAATCATGAGATTCGTTACTCGCAGCCAAACCGATGTTAAGCATTTGTTTATATTTCATCGTGTAACTCCAGTTCGATCGATTGAAGAGCACAGACCAGTGCACATAAAATACCTGGCTTTTATTGACGGCATAAAAAGAGGGGCCGAGACCCCTCTTTCTACTTGCTACCTTTGGTCGCCTTACGCTTTGTTAGGCAGACCCAGTTTTTCGCCGCTACCGCTAGCCATCTGTGCGGTACCTTTGCTCAGGACAGACATCGCGCCCTGCATGATACGTTGCATTGCACCCAGGGCAGCCGGAGCTACACCAGCGCGAGCAAGCATCAGGTGACGCCAGTTTTCCATCGCTTCAGTGGCACCATCGTCAGTGCTGAGTTTAGTTGCTACCCATGCAGCAACCTTAGCGCCAACGGCCGTGCCTTTAGCATGTTTAGTCACATCGCTCAAAGGTTTGATAGAAACACTGTTCAGGAACTTACAGATTGCTGCGAGTTCAGAGTAGGACAGCGTAACTTCAACGGCTGAGTCGCCCACATCCGGAGTAACGATTTCCAGATCGTAAGAGGTAAAGTCGTCATCGCCGGTAGGCATGGTTTCGATGATTTGAACACCATTAACCAGTTTGGTTTTGATTTTGTTACCTTCCTTGCTGGTACTGCCAGCCAGAATGCTTTTCACGGCAGATGCTTTACCCACGATTTCAGTCGGGGTGTCGTCGGTTGCCGCAGCAATGGCAGCCTGGCTTGTCTGCAACAGGGTAGCGCATAACGCTTCGATGTCAGATACAGACTTAGAACCGTTACCGGACAGACCCAACAGAATAGCAGTGTCGTTAGCCACTTTGAAGGTATAGCTACCAGAGCGGTTAGCCTTTTCCAGAATCTTCGAATACTTCTCCAAACGAGACTTGTCGCTGGTGAGATACTCTACGATACGTACGGCCAGTTTACCGATACGCTCAAGCAGTTGCTCAAGCAGTTGTGCCGCGCGCGCTGCAACACGTTTGATGACGTCGGTTACGGAGTTCAGGGATTCCTGAGTCGCTTGAAGGCGAGACATTGAACCACCGAAGCTTTCCATTGCAGGGATGACTTCAGTTACACCGAGGTCAGACGTGATTACGTCAGCAGCAGTTGCATAGGCAACAGCTTCGCCCTGAGTCAGACCACCATTAGGCAGTGTCGCAGCGATGTTAGTGCGAACGCCTTCCAGCTGACCAGCTGCCTGCACGAGTTGAGAGATCGCGTCAACGGTGTCAACGGTTTCAGATTGTGCACGTTGTACTGCTTCCAGCTCTACATCAGAACTGTCAACAACAACAATGCTGTCGCCCGCTGGAACGATGGTATCGACTTGTGCGATTACCGCGTCATCAGCAGGTACAACTTCAGCGGTGATTTCTTCAATGCGACTCTCCAGAGAGGCACGAAGTAAACGTTTATTTCTCATTGGAACGAACTCCAGTTTTAAGAGGCCCAGGTAACGCTGCCCTTAGGCTGCGTGTTACCGAAAAAGACAGTAAGGCTACATAGCATATCGGAGAAACCGTTAGGCTGGCGGAGCCAATGACAGAACACTGTATCAGACGATGCTTCAAGCAGCGCAGACAGGTGTTCTTTACGATCGCGAGTCGGCAGTCGGTTGAACGCTTCGACATCCATCAGAATCATCGCGGTGTGCGTAAACACATTAATGCGACGCTCACCAGTGTTGATGAAACGAACAGTCTCTACCAGGAAGTTCCAGGCATGGGGAGACAGATTCTGGTTGTCTTGCTGTTCACGCAGCCAGGACTTGAAATCGCCAAACAGACTGACAGCCAGTTTGATGGCGTTCTCGTGAGTGGCCCAGCTGCGGAAACCCGCGCGGTCATCCTGCCAACGGATATACTCTTCCGTTACACGGTCATCAGGAGCCGCATCGAGTTTCTTTTCACCTGGACGCAAAACACGACGAAAACCCAGTGGGTAGTGTCCGTAGATTTTTGCGTACATTCATTACACCCCGTATTGTGCGATCTGATAGCTCAGTTTAGACAGACGGTCTTCGGTGTACTTAATGCGTTTGGTCAATACCGCATCACTAGTGCCACCCTGCGCCATACGCAGTTCGATCAGACGCAGCTCAAGAGCAGTCTTGAGTTCTTTCTGTTCGTTGTGCTCTTTGACACTATACTCTGCCCACATTTTGCCCAGACGGTAACTCACAGCTGAAACGAAACCAGCCAGAAGATCTTCGCCAATAAAGCCCATGCGCATTGGATCGACTTTAGTGAAATCTACCGCAGAGGCAGTTTCGAAGTCAACACCCGCAACCGGGATCTTAGCAACACCGTCGAGCTTTTTGTTGATCTCGGCAGCCGGACGACAGTACAGACGAACGATCGCTGCAAAGCCACCCAGGTTCTGAGTCAACCACTCACTTTCACCGCGAGTGATATTTTCTTTTACATGTGCGCTAGTCGCAGCACCTTCGGCGGCAGTTACCCACAGCAGAAGTTTAGGCGCGTAGCTCAGCATGAATTTATTCATCTCTGCGAGTTGCAGGATGTTTGCTGTGCGTAAGTCAATGCCATCACGAGTAATGATGCCAGTATTCAGTTTCTCAATTTCACTGAGGAAACGAGGAACGACTTCAGACGCTGTTTCCAGTGCGGTCAAAACGTCACCGACCCAGTTAACGCGGTTAGCGGTCATACGCTGACGAGAGAACGTAGTCTCAACATTACGAGCCAGCTGAGAACGGAACTTATAAGAACCGTCGAACAGATCTTGTCCGGCTTTAAATGAAGGGATAACGTTATCGGTCATGTTCCCAATCTGGGAACGCAACTGTCCAATCACCATCGAACGATCAACGGTGGCTGGGAGCAGGTTTAAGAATTCAGTAGTTTCCATGGTACCCTCAATTAAAAGCTCGGTGCGCCTTTGTTCATGAACGTGTTGATCAGTTCCATCACATTCACATCCTGCTTCTTACCGCTGGACTTCACTTCAGAAACAGACAGCTGACTTGCATCAGGTGTACCGCTGTAGTAGAAGGTCATCTGCTCGAAGTTTGGATCGAACACAACCATCAGCATCAGGCCAGTAGATTCGAACAGCTGCTCACGGGTTTTGTAGTTTGACAACTTACCACCCAGGCGACGTTCCAACTCTTTCGCTGTTTTAGCGGAGATGATGGACATTGCAGCAGCGGCAGCAACCGACTGTTCGCCGTTTACGATGGCGCTTACCAGTTTGCTACTACGACGGTCAGACAGTGCGGCATAAACGCCAGACTTGTCATTTACCAGTGCCTGTTGATGCTCACGGATCAGATCGCGCTTCAACCAGTAATCCCAGAACCAGTGCAGCTCACCCTGATTAACACGGTGCTTACGTTCTGATTCGGTGTTCCAGCGAGAACCCAGGCTATACGCAGAAAGCAGTGCGCCGCTATCCATAGTCATAGGAACCAGACGGATAGTTACCGGAGTAGGACGTGGGTTGCCAGCACGATCGTGCAGTTTGATGGTAATGGTTTTACCCACAGCCAGCGAACGATCTTCGTACAGCTCAGCAGTGTTCTCTTTAGTAAAGACATCACTACCACCGCCGGTGCGGCCCTTATCATATGCTTCCAGTCCAGCTTTGGTGGTCGGGCCTAAACCGTAACCGCCAAGTGACTCAAGGCCGATAGATTTGAACAGAGGTTTGCTCTGCGCCGGATTGAACTTCTCCAGACGCTGAGTGATACGTACGTCATCGATCAGGTCTTCGTACACCAGTGCCTGCATGTAATACGCAGTGAACAGAGTAGATAGAACGTGAAGGATGTCTTTGGTGGTCGGGTTATGGCGAATGTCACTGTCGACGATGACCATCGGAGTAACTTGCCCTACGCGAATAAAGTCGAGAAGGGACTTCTCTTTCTGGGTAAGTGCTTTTACCACATTAAGAGCTTTGTCGCCAACCTCACCTACAATGGTGGCTGCGAGAGGACTTAACATCGTTTACCTCGTATATAGATTAAAATGAATAGGCGGTCTTTATGTATAACCCGAATGATCAAGCCGATATTATCCGGCAGATAAACTTGATCTCACGACAAAATGGTTTGGGCGAACTAAGCATCGCCAACAGTCTGATGATGCGCGGCTTTAACCACCGTGGTCTGGGCAACCCCGTTACAACGAACCTTGATAACAACGGTTTGATTTTCTTCTCTCGGCCAAATTTCAACCTGAGTGAAAGTAACCTGATTACTAAGCGTGTACTCAGTATTCTTACGTCAAGCGAAGAGTACAGCATTCCACGTATGGTACGAGCGTACTTGGACCCTCGCGGGAACTGGAACCTCGATTTGCCACCAGGTGCTAAGCGTCATAACAACACGCCCATCAGCACACCGCTGGTCGATCGCTTCTGTCCTTGGATTCCACTGTTGTCTAACAACCTGCTCAGTTTGAACGGTTGGAAAGATATTGACATGGATAGCTACACCTCACCCGAAGGTAAGGCGCGGCAGACTTATAGTCAGATTGACAGTATCGGGGAAATCCTCGATAGCTATACACTGACCGCCAATTTCAGAAACGTGCCTGGCGACCCTATAACATTAATGTTTTTAGTTTGGCTGCTCTACAGCGGATGGGTCTATCGCGGTGACTTAATGCCGTATCCGGAGAGCATGCTGGAGAACGAGAAGGATTATGAGACACGCATTTATCGCTTAGTTCTCGATCCATCTCGTCGTTATGTTCAGAAGATTGCGTGCTGTGGTGCTTCGTACCCTACGGCTATCAGTATCGGCGCATCAATGAATTATAACGCAGAAAAGCCATATATGGACGACACCGCACAAATCACAGTTCCGTTCCGTGCAACTGGCGCTTTGTATAACGATCCAATTATCATCTATTGGTTCAACAAAGTAACATTCCGTTGGTGTCCGCAGTTAAAAGAAGCTGTTGCAGGTACAAGCAACGCCTACGTCAAAGTTCCTAACGATTTGTTGCGGGACTATAACTACCGTGGACTACCTCATATCAATGAGGAGACGCTGGAGTTAGAGTGGTGGGTACCTTTAGCTGAAGCGCAGTATTACAATGCTTTAAAGGGCGATAACAATGACTAAGATCTCTGAACTGGCTACGGCCATTGGTCAGGCTAGACTGAATCCAAGTCTGGTGCAAGACCAGGTCTATGAAGCTATCGAAAGTGCAACGAATGGGGAACTCGATATCGTCGACCCTTCCACACCGTTTAACCTTTTACAAGGTACGGGCGTGGCACTATATCTGGCAGGCATGAACGCCATTGAAACGGCGACACGTCAACAGTATCCCCAACTGGCTCAAACGTACGATGATCTTTATCATCACATGGCTAACGTTGACTACCTCTGTCGCTTCTGTACTCCGGCCAAGACTGAGTTTGAATTCGCAGTGTCTCGCGAAGAACTGATTCAGCGTATGGTCGATGTGCCGAATACTCGTATCAAGCAAATCACACTGCCACGTAATACGAGTTGGACTGTTAACGACTACGTCTTCACTACCCTGTATCCGGTGGTAGCCCGCCTGATGCCGTACGGTGGGATTGAGATTACCTACGACAACTCGATTGAGAGTCCGATTGGTACGTTAGACACCAACCTCGTTGAGTGGTATGCATCGACACAGAACAACGTCGACTATATCACCATGGTTATTCCGGTGATGCAGTTTAAGATCACGTCGACCACTGTGCCGATTGCACCAGGTACTACTGTGGCTCAGAAGTTTACCCTGGCTGATCAATACTTCTATTGTCGTGTCTGGCGGAAAATATCTGACGGCACGTGGCTTGAAGTTGAGACCACGCACAGTAAGCAGGTACAGGACCCCAACACACCAACTGCTGTCTTACAGGTTAATGAGAACAGTCTGACGGTAACAATACCTCAGATTTATATCACGACCAAACAGATCAGCAACGAGATGCGTATTGACATTTATACGAGTCGTGGTGTGATCAACTTGGACCTGTCTGGTTTTGCTCCGTCCAATTACGTGATGGCATTTAACGACCCTGAGGAAACAGTAGAGGAGAGTCGCTACAGTGCACCGTATGGCGCATTCAACGACATGTACTTCTATTGTACCCAGAAGGTTAATGGTGGTGCAAACGGTCTGACGTTCGAACAGCTTCGTGAACGTGTGATTCACAATGCGAACCACACTGACAATCCGATTACGGATGCGCAGCTGAAGACCACAGTCGAGCGTGCCGGTTTCAACGTGCTGAAGTCTATCGACGATATTAACTCGCGTACCTATCTGGCCACGCGTGCGATGCCTGCGCCAACCACGGGTAAGTTCACCACAGGTCTGGGTTGCAGCATGGAGTTGTTCCAGGCTACCATCGAGTCCCTGGTGGGTTACAGCACCGTTGAGGACAATGGCGAGCGTATCACCATTAAGCCTGACACTCTGTTCGTTATCCGTGATGGCAACATCAGTATTGTTTCTGATGCAGAGAAGAAGATGATGTATAGCATGTCATCTGACGTTCTGGCCAACCAGGTTAATAACGTGCAGTATCTGTGGACACCTTTCCATTACGTGCTGGATACATCGAACAATAGATTTAGCACTCGTGCGTATTACATGGAGAACCCACGGATTAAATATCGTGAATTCATTGAACGTAATGAAACCACGTTGTTAGGTGTTGCTCCCGACTCAATGACGCTGACCAAAACAGCTACCGGATTCTCGCTGGTTGTTTCCACCTCGTCAGGCGATAGTTGGAAAGCACTTCGTGATGATCAGTGTCACCTCCAGTTGGCCTTCCAACCCGAGGACGATACTGGTTGGGCGTTCATGAACGGTGTGCAGGAAAACAATCTGCTGAATGGCGAGCGAGTGTATCGCTTTGACATCGAAACCGATTGGGACGTTACCACACTACACAGCTTGATCGTTAAGAACTTCTCGATGTTTAACAACGCGAGTCGTGAAATTGCGATGCCGTTGAGTGGTACCTGGGATCTGGTTTATGCAGTATCTGACTATGACGTATACCAGTTAGAGCCGCGTAGTCTCGATTCCTGGATGGGTAACATGCTGCTGCCATCTAACAGCCACGGCATTTCACGTAACCGTATCGGTGTTACGACTGGTGACTCGCTGGATGGACTCTGGTCTCGTGCACGTCCTGTTGCGGGTAGTGAACGTTACGCTACATGGGATGCCGACGTCTTGGCGTTCTATGACACTGACATTCCTAAACGTGAAAACGGTAAGCCAGTCGTTGAAGTAAAAGACGGCAAGGTGACGTACGTCTACGAGCACAGGGCAGGTGACCCGGTTATCGATACAGAGACCGGCAAGCAGAAAATCTCGTTTGTGGCGGGGAGTGCTAAACTCGATAGCGATGGTAAGCCTATTCGCTTACTGGATCGTAAAACTGAAAGGCAGTTCGATATCCTGATGTTAGATGGCATTTACTACTTTGCCACTGACCCAGAAGATGTCGAATATGCTAAGTACGTTCCGTCCACGCTGGTTGATTGGATCACTGGTCCTATTGCCGATATTGGCGGTAAGTTGATTGAGAACACGTTCATTCGTTTCTATCCGACCCGTAGCCTAGGCTATAGTCGTATCGTTATTAATGACGGCCGTGAGATTAGTATTCCTGCTGGCATGCAATTCCATGTTACGTACGTCATGTCGTTGGTTAGTTACACCAACACTGAATTGCGTACGGCGTTGTCGCAGAATGCATCTGATATCATCAACAGTGTGTTGTCTCGTAACACGGTGTCTGTATCGGATATCATCTCACGTATCACGGCAGCGGCAGGTACTGACGTTATCGGTGTTAAACTGGATGACCTCGGCCCTAACAAAGACATTTCCACCTACACCGCTATCGACGAATCTACTCGTTGTTCTGTTAAGCGTAAGTTGGTTGTGTTGCCTGATGGTATCCTGCATGTTCAAGAAGACATCGCGTTTGACTTCGTGAACCACAAACTCCAAACGATTGACCGGGCATAAATAAGCACTCTCTACCCCGCAAAGGGTAGAGAGGCTTTTATGTCGTTACTCTAAGAAACGCATTGCGTCCTTATAGAACTTACGATCTTCTGCGAACTCAGGCTCGTTACCGTTAAAGCGAATACCAGCGCGCTGCATGGCTGCAATCTGGGTACGCAGTAACTGACAGTATGCCGAGTCAGCTGCTAAGACGTTTTCGGTCAGAGTGCTAACGATACCAATCAGGTCGCTCTGCATTTCCAACATGCGCTGAATGAAGTACATCGCATCGGCCAATGCATCGGCTGCTTCATTAGAGATATAGTTGAACTTGACGTCCAGTGTACTTAACGTACGCTGCATGAAGTCAGAGTTTTCCTTCATCTCTTTCATCAGCAGATCAACACGCATGTCTTCCAGCATTTTCATGCTTTCATCGATAACACCACGATAGCTATAAATATCAGCCAGCGTAGGTTCCTGCGTGATAGCCATGCGATTGATGTCGGCCTCAAGCATACTGCGCATTTCCATCAAGCGTTCAGACAGAGGTCCTTTGCCTGGGATGCCGTTGGGACGAACATGCTCCAGTACATTGTATTGTGTCTGCAACTCACCGAACAGATTACGCATGATCAGAGTAACTTCATCCTGGTCAGCGCTATACTTGATCGGGCGAGGAATGCCGCCGAGGTTATCAGTGGTAGTACGCACCAACTTGATAGCTTCAACGATGTGTGAACTCAGTGCACCGAACAGACCCTGCGGTTTAACCATGAACACGTCACGGGTAAAGGCACGGAATTGTCCAGAGCCTGTGTTTACCAGTGTCATGTTTATAGTAGCAGCGAAAGCATCGCAGGCCGCAGTAAACTCTGGGTCTTGACGCCACTCCGGTCGACTGTGCCCAGCATCGGCAGTAGTCTGCGGGTTCATCGGTTTCTCACGAGCGCGCTCTTTGCGAGACCTTGCTTCTTTGCCGGTGAACCGACGAATCAGGAAAGTCAGGAAAGCAGCAGCAGCCGCGATGGCGGCACTGAGGATGGCAATAACAATACCCTTCAGGGATTTGCCGCGAACGAAGTTAATGGCTTCCAGACCGACATCGCGTTTTACCTGTGAGGGATATTGAGTGAACGCATTCACTCGAGCGTTGTCAGTAATCGCACCCGGTGACTGTTGTTCAATCAGCAGAGCAATGTCACGAGACATACCTTCGTTGCGGATGGTATCTTCCATTGATTCCAGTGACGCACTGATGCGACGAAGCGCAGTCATGTTGTTCGCCGTTGTGGAAGTCAAGGAGACAAGGTCCATCGATAAACTGTTACCGGACATGCGGAACCTCTATTAGTTGGGGGTTACATTCTCTTTAACGTCATTGTACTTTTCGATAAAAAGAGAACGGATAGACAGCAGTGCGTAAACACTATCCATCGCCTCAGATACCTGATGGCCAAACTCAGCAACTAACTGTGCGAGGTAGGCTGGGGTTTTCTGAGTCTTGAGATGGGAAAGTTCGACGAGGCGAGAGTCGACGAGTTTCAATGCTGCGGTAACTTCCGTTTCGTGCTTACCGAAAAGGCGAGACGCGTCAGGCAGTTTAGACAGAAGCTCGAACCAGTTGGAGTACCAACTCTCGGCGCGGACTGCGCTAGCCTGCTCTGTTGAGGTCTTCAACAGGGATACAAGTTTCTTGTGGATACGACCGCCACATGCGACTGAGGTCTTGTCAATCCATGCACGCAGTTCACCCTCAGGTGGAGCGTCAGTTAAAGCTTCCAGGTCGAATTTGATTTCGGCCAGGACTTCAGTTGTGGTGCTCTCAGTAACGCGGGACATCCGGTTAGTAAAGAGGGATAGCTGCTGGGCAAGTTTCTGTAAAACAACTACAGCGTACTTATCGAGCTGTGCGTAGACGGTCTGATTGGTCGGACGCAGCAACAGCATATAAAGAAGATCTGGAGTTGCATTTTCAACCACACTGCGCGGTTTGAAATATTTCTCGTATGAACCTTCAATGGCGGGGGCAATACTATCATCTTTAGTGATGAGGTCAATTGCTTGTGCCACACGCACGCGCTGAGACGCCGCAATCGCAACGTAAGCGGTGTTTACAGAATCATCGAAGGATGACTCAATGTTATCACGGAGTTGCTCTACTGTCTGCCCACCGAGCTTCTGAACCAGGGTAGCAAAACGGCCACCAATGGCTGGGTAGTTGGCAATAGGGCCAGATAGGTTACGCAGTTTGCCACGTAAGCTACTGAGTTGGTCGATATTATCCAGAGTGTGTGCGAAGTCGATATTAAGTTCTGACATTGTTCTATGCCTTAAGTCAAGTAAAGGGCATACAAAAGCATGCCCATTTATTTTTGTTATTTACCAGAGAGAATGCCACGGAAGACCGGGGTCAGTAACTCTACTGCCTGCAACGTACCTGCCTCAACAGCAGAGTCAGCGAAGGCTGCCGGATTACCGCGTGCGATTTCCAGACGGTAAACGAAGGTTTTGGTAAACTGGCGAACGGTAGTATCGACGCACAGCAGTACTTCATCGTTACAACGGGAAATCAGCTGATAGACTTCCTGTTTGTTGTTGATGAGGTTGATCAGTTCAGCGCGGGTCATGGCGTCATGCATTGCATCGCCCAGACCGCCCAGGTTGGTTGCCATACCCAGAGAGATGCCCACAGCGCGTGACAGTGCGAGACACTGGTCTGCTTCAGGGAATGCTTCGCTCAGAATACCGACCGATTTCTGTAATTCACGGATGCTCATAATTAATCCTTAAGATAACGCAGCTGCGCAGCGCGTAAGAAGATAGGGTTGTTCTGTAACTCGGCCACACCACGCTCGTAGTCTTCCAGGTCACTGCTGGTACGACGGGTCGGTGAGAAGATTTCCATCAGGAACTCAAGGCCGCTTTTGTTCGCACCATTCAGACGAGCGATTTCCGCATCGATCAGATCCAGGTCGAGTTTCAGCTGAGTAACCTGAGCACGAGTCATCTCTGGGTTCTTTGCATCCGACAGCAGAAGCCCACGGAAGCGCTGTAAGCGCGTCAACGGGTTAGGGTGCGTGATTGACTGAGTTGCCTCAGTCTGGTCGGCAGCAAGCCCTACCGCTCCAAATACTGCAATAGGCAGCATGGCAGTAGAGGCACCGAAGATTACCAGCGCAACACATGCAGCAGTACGGCCATAGAACAGCAGTGAACTGCGGTACGCCGGATGCGAAGTCATTGACAGCAGCTTACTTAAAGCTACAGCCGCAACACGTGGACCGAAGATCGCAGCAGGCAATTCATCGGCAGCATATTCCTGTTGCTTCTGATTTTTGTCACCGTAGAGGAACCAACGGTTCGATGCCTGAATTTCGCTGAACAGTTTCAAGCGAATAGCTTCGTCGGTTGCTGCCAGCTTCAGTGACTCAGGGTCAGAGACTTTAAAGCCATATTCGCCACTGGCGGTTTTGACTAAGTCCACTGCCGCTTCGACGGTGTCGGAGCCACGGATACCACGTACCAGCGATTCAACAATACCGAATGAACGGAACTGTGAAGCTGCCATAATGACGTAATCGATGTAGTGTCCCAGCTCATGGAAGAACGCTACGCCGATATCGTCGTTAGTCCACTGGGTCAGTTTATCGGACAGCAGAATGACGACAGGCAGGTCAGCGAAGATACCACCCACCTTCAACGTTTTAAGGTTGATCATACCGTGGTGGATTTTCTCAAACTCACCGATGCCGTTACCTTTAGCATTCTCTGCATCAGAGATACTACGTGGGCGATAACGTGGCAGAGACTCAGGTGCAATCTGCTCGTGGACAACCATGGCGGGTACACGCAGGTCGGTGATAGAAACCGTCAGGTTAATGTTGTACGTTGTTTTGACAAGCTCTTGCAGACGCTGAGTCAGCATAGCCGTATCTTGCGTTTCACGGAACTTGTCAAGCAGTTCCATGATGTTGCTTCGCACCAGAGGGTTTTTATAGTCGTACAAACCTTCGGTGGAAATTTGCAGTAAAGGATTAACTTTACCCATAAGACAAACCCTCTCAATGGAGTGAATCATTAATAAAAAACAGCGAGGCCATATCATTTGGAGTTAAGCGTAAGTTAGAGAAACAAGAGGAGTCCCAATGAGTGATGGAATTCATTTGGCCACTGGCGAGTTTATCCCAATGGACCAAATCGAAGCACGTGAGTGTAAGCACGTACTTTATACAGCAGCGGCAGACGGCAGTCGAAACGACGCACTCTTCGTTAAAGAGCGTCTTCATTTAAAAGACAAGCGCACTGTACCGCACTGCTATGTTCGTGAAAACTATAAGCGTGATTTCTATATCACCAAAGATGGTTTTCGTAACCACAAAGATAAGAAAGAATTTGAGGATCTTTCTCGTCTGCGTAAGTTCAGTTCTACTCAGGTCAACCTGGGTCGTAGCATTGTTAAGGCGCTGGGGTTCGGTAATGCCATGTTACCACTCAAGCAGATCCTTCGTAGTCCGTATGTCTACGGTTGCGATTGTACTACACCGGTGCTGATTAAGAACATGTATCAGCAGAAGTATCCTGATGCGGTAACAGATAATACCGTGGCCCCACTCGATATAGAGACCGATGTTGTTACAGGCGATGGTAGTAAGTTAATCCTGATCTCTGTCAGCCTCGGTACTGAGAAAGCTGTGTTTGGTGTTCGTAAGTTCTACGGCGATAAACTCAACCTGAAAGAGAAGTTCCTTTCTAAAACCACAGAGCTGGTTGGTGACTACATCGCTAAGTGGAACGCTAACATTATCTTCGACGTGTTCGATACAGCGTTCGAGTGTGTGCAAGCTGCGTTTGATTTGCTGCATAAGTGGAAACCTGACTTCGTCAGTATCTGGAACATTGCGTTCGACTTGCCCAAAATCATTAACTGTATCAAAGAGGCAGGTTGGGACCCAGCGCGTGTAATGAGTGACCCGTGTGTGCCAGAGCGTTATCATCACGCTAACTGGAAACCAGGTAAATCACAGAAAGTTACTGCGTCTGGTAAAACGATGGCGCTGCATCCAGCAGAACAGTGGCACGTCATGGAGTGTTTCTCCAGCTTCTACTTTGTAGATGCGATGTGTGTTTACAAGCGTATCCGTGTTGTAGGTGGTAACGAGCGTAGTTACGCACTCGACTACATCCTCAACAAAGAGCTGGGCATTCGTAAACTTAAATTCGTAGAGGCTGACCACCTCAACGGACTCCGTTGGCACCAATTCCTACAGAAAGAGTATCCTATCGAATACTCGGTATATAACTTATTCGATACAGTCTCTTTAGAAGAACTCGATGCGAAGACACACGATCTCTCGCAAACGATCTCTTTACTCTGCGGTCACTCTGAATATGCACGGTTCCCGTCTACTCCTCGTCGTCTGAGCGATGACATGGAATTCTTCTCACTGGCGCACGGTCGCGTGTTTGGTACAACTTCTGACGAAATGGGTAAAGACCCACTCGACCAGTATGTACTTGGCATGAACGACTGGATCGTTACCTTACCATCGCACCTGGTTGTGGACAATGGTATCCAGTGTATTAAGGACATGCCGGAACACCGCACGCTTATTCGTTGTCACGTTGCTGACTTGGACGTAGAAGGTGCTTACCCGACTACCGAAGACGTCATGAATATCTCTAAAGAAACTACCTATCGCGAGCTGTCTCGCATTGAGGGTATCTCTGAAGCGGTGCAACGTCGCAATGGCATCAACCTGACTGGCGGTCGTGTTAACGCCGTACAGTTCTGTACCGAAATCTACGGCATGCCTTCTCTGCAAGACCTGGAAGCGCTGGTAGCTTAATATCACACACGGGGAGCGAGACTCCCCTTAAAGGAAATAAAGATGACTCAACAAGAAGAACGCAACACCCCAAACGAAGCTACCGAAGAGAAGCTGAACGAAGCATCGGCTCAAGTAGGTGAGTTACTCGACGCGGCTGGAACTCCGTTCAACGGTGAGAAGTCTGAGCTGTCCCCTGAAGGCAGTGAGCTGTATGATGCGCATCTGAAGTCAGGCACTGCGTTTGTTACCGAAGAAGGCGAGCCGTGCACCAACGCTGAGATCGATGAGTCTTTGAAAGGCAAACCTACCAAAGACGACGTGATTGCACTGCTGTCCCCGAAAGACCGCAAGCGTGCGATGCGGAAGAAAGCGCGTGAAGAGTTCGTTGGGCTGGTAGGTCAGGCTATTGTTCATATCGGCCTGAGCGAAAGCATGGCAGGTAAAGTCATTGCTGCCATCGGTTATACTGGCGCAGTTGACACTAACTTCGCTTTCAACCCGGACACTAACGCTGGTATCATCTGGGGCTACACCAATGGCGGCGCGATGAACATTCCTATCCCTCTGGAAAACATCGACATGGCTACCGTGGTGTCTATCGAAAACGCAAGCACGTTTAAAATGTCAGGTGGTGCTGGTAAACTTCAGTCACGTACTCCTGGCTACTGGCTTGCGGCCTACCGTGTACCGCCTGTAGAAACCCCATCTACAACTGATCTCGCACCTGAACCGGGCGATATCCGTGTCAGCGTGCCTGAGCGTGGTATGACTAACGTTCTCCAGACGTACGACGAGAATGGCACAATCCCAGCGACCGATGCGGAACTGGAACTGGGCGCTAAGTTCACAGCAGACCTGAACACAGCGTTGCAGACTGCGCCATCAGAAAAGGGTTAACAGCATAAAAGCCTCCTCTTCCCGTTTGGGAGGAGGAGTGCTTACTTATGCCGCGTTTTGTGCATCGAATGCCAGCAGACGGGTGATGTGCTCTACAGCGCGAATGCTCTGTAGTTCCGGTAATGAACGATACGCTTTAGCCGGGTCGGTCTGTTTGATCAACAGGTGACGCAGGTTTGGCTTAGACAGGATAACAAAGATGTTAACCCATGCAGCAAAGTCACGACGTGCATTAGCATCGAGTTTGACACTGTAGTGATTACGAGAGACAAACATCGTTGACAATGCGTCGTTACCATAGCGCTTGAACAGATCGACTGTGCCGTTAAAAGCTTCGACAAAATCTTTGTTCTCTTTCTGAGTCAGGATGGCTTGCAGAGTAAGGTAAAGACCTTTCTGTTCCATGTTGATCTGATCTTCAGTGTTACGTTTCCCAGGAGCCATCTTTTCAGCATAGCTTTCGATGCGTGACAGTAAGGAGCGTACGCCGAGACTTACTGTATCCTGTGCTTTCAATTCTTCGGACATAATGGCCTAAACTCCAGAGTGTGATAGATAAGGTAGAAACTGCCATATCATTAATAGGGGCATAAGAAAAAAGCGGGGCAGTAGGTTCCGTATACCCACTGCCCCTGAGCAAAGCTACAGTGAAAATTTCAGCATATAATTAGCTGATATGTGCGCTTGCATCGAAGTGCTTAACTAACAGTGCTGTACCGTGTACCGCAGACATCGATGCCGACATGAACACAGATCCCATGTTGGAACCCATTGCAGAAAGCCCTGTAGGAGATTTAGAGACCTCTTCACCCATACAGACAGAGCAGTAGTCGGTATGTTGACTTAAGCACGCCTGAGGGCTTCTGAGTTCGATTGTCTTACCAATCAGTTCTTTGGTGTTCTCGCCAATGGCTACCGGTTTGCCATCGATAACCTGGAAGCGACCTTTGAAGCTCTTATGGTTCTCGTTCGTGATGACACAAGGAATACCATAGGTCACACCGCAGTCACCTTCAACCACACGGGAGTTCTGCAACACACGCTGGAAGAACTTAACTGCCTCGCCACCCAGAGCTGTCAGCGCACCACGAGAGTAACTACCACTACGCAGGGTGTTGATCAGAGCCGGAAGCGTGTCGACTGTCGGTCCTTCCATCAGGCTATTGCGAACGAAGGTATATGTGCCATCACCATTGAAGCTTGCTTCCACACCACCCATCAGGAACAGTTTCTTACGAACGATGTTGAATGACTTGCCTTTGATGTAGAACCCTTTGTCTGGGTCCTTAGCAATCCACTCTTTATCTTTCTCAATCAACTGCTTCTCAATTGCCGCAATTACCGTTGGGTCAGTTAACTCGTGCTCGTGCTCCTTCAGAAGCCGCTCACGCAGTTCAATTACTTCAGGTGACGTACGGGCAGTAAATGGAGTAGCGCTCGGCACAGACACTTCTACGAAGCCTGCAAGGGCAGTCATGCACTGAACGAAACGGACGTATTCGTGCGCGTAGATAAAGTTAGGGTCTTGTGCTTCGTAGTTAATGGTCCCATCCGGATGCATGATGTCAGACTTAAACTTTGCCTTGATCTGCGGCAGGATGTTCTTGATGGCAATCTCACCAGTCTGGAACGGGATCTTGTTGCCGAGGGAGTGCACCAGGACATACCAGTTCACGAAGAGATTACCAACAATAGTTGATACTGGTTCTTCGAGGTTAGGGATGTCCCCCACTACCAGATCCACTTTATCAGTGAAAGACAGAAGCGGGGTATTTGGCGGGAAGTCGAAATCTTCGAACTCCTGATGTTCGCCGCTTTCATCTACCCAGAATGGCATACCGTCAATGCGATGTACATCCAGGTATCGACCATTCATTAACTGGGCGTTAGTCGTGCGTGTACAGCCAAACACAGAGAAGACCCAAGCCTTCTCTTTATAGCGTCGGTTTAAACACGCTTTCTTAAAGAACTCTAAAACTTTCATTTAGATCTCCACAGAAGGCGCAGGGAAGCGATTCAACTGGAATGCGATCTTCTGCCTTTCCGGTGCACGGTCTTCCGTTAGGATGCGTTCTACGAGGTTTTTAGCTGTGCCGACGACAGCGTTAGAAAGCACGTTGGATGCAATGGCAATTTGATAACAGATGGTCGCCAGTTCCATGTCCTTGTACTCGTAGATCTCGGGGGCGAGTGTCTCCAGGATCAAGAACGGATCTTGACCGAACAGACCAGTGACGACCAGATTACGTTCGACGAATCCTTCGCGGTTGTAGTGTTCCGAGTGCTTCAGTCTGTCGATGATACTACGACGGACGGCTACATCATCTTCAACATCGTTCTTGGATTCAAGAGAAGCAACGTGTGCTGCGTTCTCTTCTAACATCTTCTGGATTAAGTCACGGTCGACAGCAGCAATGACATCAAGCACATTGTCAGCAGCCTGTCCTGTGATCTCTTCGACGACATCAGCCAACGCTTCCTCTGTGTCGCCAGCATCTCCAATCAACGCAATCAAACAATGTGGATCTTCGTATTGATCAGCGATTAAGAGGGTGCCCACTACGTCAGTGAAGATTGGAACGTTCTCGTCCAGTATGAGGTCAGGGTTAAATACAACTCCGAACTCAGCAGCACAGGCATTAATGTTGACTCGTGCAAAGTCAGCGAACTGTTGGACAGCTACGTCCGATGCCAGGTCGTTTGAACTAAACAGCAAGTCGTTCACCTTGTCGATTACAGCGGTGCCCTGTACCTCAAAGCACATTTTAAGTGCCTCTAAGATAATGGCCTTCCTGTAACCTGACGTGTGCTGACTTAAAAAGTAGTCAAGCTCGTCAAACATCTGGGACTCCTCAAGTATTTTCTTACCGTGATATTAAACGTTATGGATAAAATTGCTATAACAAAGGAAACGAGATGAGTAAGCGCAGAAGTACCCAGGGTGGTTCACCCACGATGTCTAACGCTGATAAGAAAGCCACGTTCTCAGAACTGGATCAGCTTCACGGACATTGCCTTTCACTTATAGCAACTTGCACACAATTAGGAGTGGATCTTCGTGATACTCTTCTGATGAAGCACGTCGCTGATCTGCCTACCTTAGTGGGCAAGGCAGAAACCCTTTCTACCCGACTCCCAGAGATGCACGCTGAGTTGAAAACCATTCGCGACGCTGACCTCGGTTTACGTAACGGCCCGCTGGGACACAGCAATATTATGGCCGTTCTTAACGTTGGGCAACGTTACGAAACCTGGCTGAGTCGTTTTGGTCGTGGGGTATCCCCGATCATGGAAAGCATGTGTGGTATCATTGAGGATGCCCGCAGCGCAATGGGAACTGAAACTGGGAGTAGTGCATGAAAGATCAAAACCAACCGGATGATCAGACCAAGATCGATCACGCCGAAACTCCTATTGTAGATCCTGCGCTTAATGCGCAGGTTTCTCTGGAAGAGGCAGAGGATGATATTCCGCTGCCGCCGAACTACGACGTACCGAGTGAAGCCAAACCAGAGTTTGGTAATCTGGACGACGCTCCTACCTACGTTGAACCTGAGGTCAAGTCAACTCTGATTGAACCTGCGGACACTCGTAAAGCCAACGCCAATAATTCACAGACGCGCGGTCTTCCACCCTTGAGTCTGCTGTATGGCACACTGGAAGGTTCTGTTGCCTTACTGAGCGATCAGGTTGACGATGCACGAATCGATGACCCGCGCGCGCAAGCCGAATGGGTTGAAACGGTAGAAGACGCCTATTCCAACTATCACCGCACCGCAAGTGGCAGACCTCCATTCGAAGAGTCTGTTACTGCTCGTGGTGAATGGGGTCAGGGCATTAAAGTCGGTGAGACTCGTTTTGCGGGTCGTAGTCAACGCCTTCCGGTTGAATCGGGCGAGCGTCTTGTTGGCGCTGATGCATTGGCACGTGTTACTCGCGCAGTTGGCATGGGTGCTATCATTCAGATCCCATGCTGGCATTCCGGTATCTGGGTTAGCGTTAAAGCGCCGGGCGATGTAGAGCTGTACGAACTGGAACGTCGTATTGCGATGGAGAAGGTAGCTCTGGGTCGTATGACTAAGGGACTGGTGTTCTCGAATACCTCCGTGTATATCGCAGGCCACCTGATTAACTTCATCCTGAGTCACCTGTATTCGTCCACTGCACCTACTGATGATCCTTCTACTATTAAGAAGCTTCTGAAGGTACAAGACCTGCCGACGCTGATCTGGGGTATGGTAACTGCAATCTATCCGGGCGGTTATCCATATCGTCAGCCATGCATGACCGACATCACTAAGTGTACCCACATTGTGGAAGCACTGCTGGATATTGGTAAGCTGCAATGGGTTGATCGTACCATGCTGACTGAAAAGCAGAAAGCGATCATGACTCAGCGCAGTGCGCGCGCTACCCAGGCTACCGTTGATGACTACCAGTCTGACTTCGGTATGAACGTCGGCGCTAAGTTCGCTAAGCTGAACGAACAGATGACCATTGAGTTTGGTTCTCCGTCCATTGAGCTGTATGAGAACTCTGGCTACAGCTGGATCGAAGCGATCGTGTCTGCTACAGACTCACAGTTCGGCAATAACCTGACTGGTAAAGAACGCAGCGATTACATCAGTGACGTTGCGCGTACTACTGCGCCGCGTCAGTACAGTCACTGGGTTAAGGCAATTGAAGTTACGGACGAGAAGGGTATCACTACTCGCATCGAAGACCGTGCTTCCATTGAAGCCTGTACTGTGCAGATCGCAAGCGTTGATGATATTAAGAAAACATTCATCAAAGCAGTGGGTGCGTTCATTGATGCCACGACAGTTTGTGTTATTGGCTATGTGAATTACGCGTGTCCGAAGTGTGGGCAGATGCAGTTGAAGGGCAATGGTCCTAAGACTCGCATTATCCCAATTGACATGATGCAAGTTTTTTTGACCCTTCAGCGCCACAAGATCGATCAGGCTCTGAGGGAAGAAAACGCAATCTAGCGTGGCACGTAGCTGACCCTAGCTTTGGACGAGATGTACAACGAGAGCGTACTGAAGTAGGTATGCTCTTATTTAGTCTCGAGAAACCACTGAAGGGCGTCGATGTAGACGTGGTGCTCAATGAGTCGTATGAACAGAGTTATGGTATCTTTAACCATAGTTCCGCTGCGGCTAACCCATTGAGTATCGTCAGCATGCATGAGAGTGAACGGTACACCGAAGGGACTGGACTGTATAACCTCATTGCCCGCTACTTGAAGCATCCCATCAAAGATCGTTTTGGGTTGAACGTGGTCGAATTCTGTAATCTACCGCGTGAGTTCACTGAAGAGTTAATACGTCTGAGTGCTATTGGTCAAGCTGCTCCGGCGGGTGCAACCGAAGCCGAACTACGTAGACTCGAAAATGAATTGCGTGGCGGAAAATAGACAAAAAAAATAAGCTTAGCACTCCTCTATCCCGAAGGATAGAGGAGGCTGGCTTTTTATGCCTTATAGATAATAGCAGACAGTGCGAAGTACGCCGCGTCTTTGTTAGAGAAACGACCCAGCTCTACGTAAGACTTAGATTTATCGCCAGTAGTGTGGAATGCAAACAGACCCCATTTCTCGACACCGGATTCACCGTTGAGTACTTCCAGCACGCCGTTGTCGCCAATGCGGCATGGAAGCACACCAAACGACTTTGTGCCGTGGTGTTTGGTGATCTGAGCACAATCCGTGTCAGTTTTCAGGTAGATGGCGGCGTCAGGGTTGCCGATCCGTAAGATACCCATAGCAGCGCTCTGGCTACCGTCAAAGAGGTGGGTAACTGTGCCATCTTCGTTACGACCATAGACAGCCCACTCGTGGGACTCTAAAATAGAGCAGACCGACACGTCGTTACGACCGAAGGTTGATTTATCGTAATCGATTTTGATTGGGGACAGTTCGAAAGATTTAAAGTTAGCCAGATCGATTTTGTCAGACATGTTTTTTATTCCTTAAGAGCATAAAAGAAAGTAGCCCAGTTAAGGGCTACTGTACGTAATCAATAGGGTAGTATATATTTGAAGATTTACTTAATCCGGAACCACAGCTTAGTTAAACCAGATGAGACCAAACTGCGCAGCAACTTCCTGCGGCGGGATATTGATAGCGGTGTTCGAAGGATCTATCACACCAACAATCTCATCGCCGATTATTTTCCGGTAGTTATCGAGATCAAACTCGCCGTTGTAGATGCGTTTGTAAACCCCGCCGCCGTTTGAATGCATGCTGGCGTTAGAGATGCAGATCAGATTGTTGGAGAATATCCAGAACTGGAATTCACCTAACGGCAACTCAGAGTCTTTGATCTTGCCGCCAAACTCCCAATCTAACTTGTGGGCGATCTTACGCTTAATGCCGGTGCTAGCTGAGAAGTAATACGCAGTACCTTCCGCAATGGCGAGCTTACCCGCTTTCAGACGAGATCGAATAGACACTGGGTTCATATTGAAGCGCGAGATTGACCAACGCACTACGCGACCCAGTTCACACCCAGTGAAGTGTCGCTCGATCGATATGGCCGATTCGCCTGCCATAACCCTTTCTAATATTTCACGCTTGTGTGAGTCAAAGATTTCGTAACTCTCATTGATAGTTAATTCTTTACGATTCATGCCTGTTCCTTATACTGCAAGTCGAAGAGCGCAGCCAGCACAGCGGGTTCAAAGTCAGTCTTTACCAGCTTAGCACCGTGGCGCTCTATTACGGCTGGGATAGTATCAACCACTAACTTAATGGATGGACTATCGGAATTGTCTCGTGTGGCCAGAATAGCCAACTGTCCACTTTCATAAAACCACGCTCGCAGCGTAAGGCCAAACTTAGCGAGACTTTTATCGTCAGTGTAAAGGTAATCCAACAATACTTGATTGAAGTTACCTTCTGTCATATCTACACTTTGAACGCCACCAGATACCGATCGGTTTAATTGAGGCTTTCGAAATTTCCAGGCCGTGTTGTAGATTGGCTTTTTCTCAGCGCCCTTCTTTATTAACCAGAAAAAGTATCCAGGAACATCCACGCAAAGCTGCTTTATTTTCTCACGCTCTGCCATTGTAATCGTACTCGACCATGGGTCAACACCACCGGAGAGTTCTGCTGCTTCTTCATCGGTGATGCGTGGGTATTTTTCAGCACTGTTCGATGCAGTCGTTTTGTTCATCTATTTGTTCCTTATATTCTAAGTAGAAAAGGTCAGCAATCTCACTAGCTGAAGTTGCCGTTCTTTTAAGGGAGGCACCGGCGCTGCGTAACTGCTCTTCGGAACTCTCCCCAAACAACCGATAACACATGGCGTTGTTCTGGCGTGGTATTGCCATTACAGCAAGTGTACCACATTCAAACAACCAACCCTTCAGACTTACACTGTGCCCGCGTAACTCCGGATAACGCTTTAACATTGTAGCGATTACCGAGCCACCGAAGCGAGTGTTGGCAATCTTAACCTCAGTCACTGACCCCCAAGCGCGACTGGCGCTAACGGCCTTCAGTGGTAAGACCTTTCTTTTAATCATTCGACAAGAACCCCACCCAAGCGCGATCAAAAAGTCCTGCAATGTGTTGCGCACGAACACCAGCCGGTTTAAACCTTGCACCCACTCGCTCTAAAGTGTCAGCAGAAACCTTAGTAACGTGCTTATACGTCCTGCCGTTATCACCGTAAGTAGCAACCAAGCACAGATGTCCCGATTCAAACAGCCAGCAAGTTACGTTCAGTGATTTACCACGCAGGATAGGATAGGCTCTGGCCAGCAGTTCGTTCAACATTACAGCCAACGGACCGGGCGTACCAACTAGCGTACTCGCAGTACCCCACAGAACGTCCTTAGACTCAGCTGGGGGAGTTATAATCAAATGGCGAAGCATCCATAGGAAGAACGGTTTAGATTGCTTACAGGCCCGTAGAACCAGCAATCTTTCGCTTGCTGTAAGGTCTGGACTAAACGGATCTAATTCACCGATGAGTTCCAGTTTTATTGATGCTGGTACCGTACCCAACTTCACTGACCCATCCAGCACAGCAATTAAATCGTCAATCGTTATTTGTGGCATTTGGTTTCCTTTTAACAATGAGGCATAAAAGACCCCTAAGACCGAAGCCTCAGGAGTCTCCCTTTATACTAACGCACCCGTGTTCTGTTCACGATGGTATTTAACCTTCTCTTTGAACAGTTCAAGCTTCTGCTTGTGATACTCCACCTGTTTAGGGATGTCATAACACACGAGGTACTGATACTCAGGTTCTTCACCCGGATAGTTCTTCAGCTCACGCAAGCGGCCCAGCATCTGCACATTTAGTTTGGCAGAGCTTACAGCGCAAGTAGCGAGGGCCTTTGCAAGATCCGGTATGTCGATACCCGTACCGCCTGAACCCGGAGTGGTGACGATGATATCGTAGCCGTAGATATCCTCAAGGTTATCCTCTGCCACGTACCGGCCTACAATCACGTTAGGACAACGCTTCTTGAGATCAGTCACCATAATGTCACACATGTCAACAGTGGAAGCAAAGATCAAATACTTCTGACCTTCCTTACGATTCTTTAAGAAATCGTTCGTGAGATTCCCCACCATGTTAAGGTAGTGTTTCAGCTTCTCTTTGTTGCGCATCAGGTACTGTTCATAGATCACATGCGAATAGTTCTTCCTGTGGTCTTTGAATCGTGCCTTGTGCGGTTCTTCCAGATTGTAGCGTAATGCAGTTGCGGTGATGTAACATTTCCACTCAGCGCCATTATAGCGACATTCATGCGGATAAATGATTTCATGCACACGTTTCTCTAACGCATCGTTTGCCAGTATGGTAGCCGACAGGAACAGCACCTTATTAAAGTGACTGTAGAGATCGATACGGAAGTAGGCGTGTAACATCTGGTGTGCCTCATCGACAACACGCAGACCTACACCGAACAGCATACCGATAGCACGTGGGTCCATGTAATGCTCACCCATATCCGTGCCGTGGTACAGTTCATAGTGCTTGATGTAATCACTCATCCCCCCAGTGGAAACGAGCAGCACGTCATAATCGAAATCGCCCGACTTGGCTTTATCGATTGCGCGCATTAACGCTTTCTCACCCTTGACAACCAATATTCGATCTTCGTCGATATCGTACGTCTTCTTAACGTCTTCAATCCACTTGTCGATATACCCGCCACGAGTAATCAGCATCATGCGCTCACCGATTAACGATGCCGCCTTCAACGCCATATAAGTCTTGCCCCCACCTGTCTGAACAGGGAGGATTTTCAACTTACCATCTTCCATTATAAACTGGATGATTGGTGTTTGGTGCGGCTTGTCAACCCAGAATGATTTCATTACAAGGTTGGCCTTCGTTGGGACGTAGTCCGGTACCATGACGACTTCTATTTCACTGGGTGTAATACCGCAACGAACCAGATAGCCCTTAAACTCCTCTAGCTGGCCTCGATGGACGCAGAAGAATTCACGGCTGATAGGAGCAGCGGCAAACGTAACATCAGGCACTTTCACCAGTTTAGCATGATACCCGCGTGATGTGTCAACGACACGCTCTGTCTTGTACTTAATCATACTCCGACAGAACTCTAACGCGCAGGCTTTAGCATACGGGTCAAGTGGAATGATCTTTACGCTCTGACCGTAGACCTCCAATTTAACAGACGCCATCTAAATGCCTCCATAGTAGTTTAGGGGACCGGAGTCCCCGGTTAAACATACTATTTACAGATCGGGTAAATAAATACGATCCATTGGATGCGACGGACGCTCAGGATTCAAGAAGCTATCGATGTTCAACAGTGTCTGACCATGTTTCTCAAATGCATAATCCACGGTCATACTGCGGTTGTTCATCAGCTCTTTAAATGGTGCAAACTCACGCGGTTCTTCTGGATGTGGGAAACGATAATCGCCGGACTTAGCATCGCGCACCAGACACACTGCAAGAATCAATTCACAGTGAGCAATGTTGAACGTAAAGCGTTTGTTGACCGTATCGTGTAGCTCCACTACCAGCGCTGCCAGTTCGTCTTCAGAACGCGCCATTTCTTTAGCACGCTTATCACGACGGCGACGCAGACGTTTGAACTTAATGATGTCCGCAACTTCAGCCATGAACTCCAGTGTGTTGATATTCTTCAACGGCAGCTCAAACACCGGCCTGTTGAAGTCCCACTCACTGAGGTCAATTTCATAACCACGTCCTTCTGTTGCTGTCCAGCCTTTGCGTTTGATATACGCCAGGAAAGCGGTGGTGAAGGAACTCTTACGAGAACCTACCGCTACCGAGACATCCAGCGACAGTCTGTTTTCTGTACCCAGTTCGTCAAAGGTCAGAGTCACTGACTCAATCTCAGAAATACGAGTGATCGGCAGTAAGGTCAGATCTTTAACGTGGTTCAGTTCAGTCAGGTTAAATGCATCTACCTGACTTACGGTCAGTATGGTGTTTCTACCTTTCAGATTAGGGTTGAAGTTAATCTGACTTTCTTTCGCACCGTTCACCAGGAAAGCACGATCACCTTCACTGATAAAGAACGGCTCAATAGATGCGCCGTTATCCAAGTGCTTAGTAGACAACACGTTCTGAGATACACCAGAACAGAGTTCGATTACAGACAAGTGACCTAAGTTAGCGCCATCCGGAATCTGTAACGAGATCTCTCCCAAACACGCCTGACACACACCCTGATGTGGTAAGCAACGACACCCTAATGGACTACGCACGTAAACGCGCTGACCCAGCAGATGTTTGTCCGCAGTAGTGATGCGGTGCAGTTGTGGAGGCGCACCCTTCTCATCTTCTACGTAGTAATACTTACCCTGATAAGTCTTCAGGTCGGCAGACGTTGTCATTGTCAGAGGGAGCATGATATTACTACCACAGTCCCCTTTGAATAGATGACGCAGACTCTGTGCCAACAACTGAAGCTGTCGGTTCAGGTACTCTACTTCAGCCAGCGGATCTTTTGCAAAGAACAGAGCCTTAGAAGCAGAGCGTGATTCGATGGCATAGTCATGCAGGCGGTGCATACCACGAGCATAACCTGTCATCATTGCGTGTGGGAATACGTTCGAGTCGATGTCAGTTACGAAGCGATGCCCACCGAAGATCTGATTCTGCTGACCGGCAGATACCAGACCAGACTTAGCGGACTCCGCAGGACGATTGCCGATCAGTTCACCTTCACGTGTCAGAATGGATTGAACCACGCGACTGATGTTTGCAATACTGTTCTGTGTGGGCACTGCTTTGGACAGTGCGTCAACCAGTTCAGGATGCCGCATTACATCGATGAAGTCTTTTGCCGAGATACTGGTAACGTATGCCGGTAAACGATAGACAACCTCGTTATACACCAGGTTGGTAACTTGATAAGCACAGAGCTGTAAGTCGTTAAGACTCACTGTCCCTGAGTACTCGTCCCACACCGACCAGAACGCAGCACCGATTAACTGTAACGACGTACCTTTATTAAGACGGACCTTAGGGTCCATCAGATGTTCCTTTAATAAAGGCGTGTTTGGATAGCGACGATGAAACTCCCAGAAATACTGGGAGAGTATCAACTCACGTCCAGTGGTTTGCACCACACCGTTATCGAACAACACATTGATTTTGAACTTAGGCTGATCGAACTTAGCCCAGATCGCATCAGTTGGCATCTTCAGGAGTTCGCGTGCTGGATAGGCATCGCCAATCCCTACTGATGGCTGAAGAACAGCTGTTGTCATTTAAAGATCCCCTTAGCACGTTTACCGAGACTACGCAGGCTGATACCACAGCACCACATGATGTGTTTGATGAATTGGATAGCGCGGTTGCCACCCAACGGCACTTTGTTACGATCCACAGCCAGTTCAATCTGAGCAGGGTTCTTAGCCTCAAGGATGCTACGAACTTCTGCTTTATGAGCAGCTGGGTTATTCGGACGGTCGAGCAAGTCAGCAACGACATAGTCCGGTACAAGTGCCGACAGAAGACGAATCTCTGCCTCGCCGGTAATACGTACAGCATTTTCACGACCAGGAGTTGAGTGCTTGTCCATATTGGTCATACGGGCAAGGATACCGAAGTGTTGACGTTTTGGTGACGCAACAGAACTCCAGTCGAAACCATTCTTCTCCAGCATGATGATGTAGGTCTCACCGATCAACATCTTCTGCTTGGTCGTAGTAAACTGACCGTTAGAGTCACGATACGTAACTGGATGCATTTCCAGTCCATAACGAGATTCCAGGCGATCGATGATGGTTGCACCGATATCTTCAGTGTGCGGTGGAAGCCACAAATAGATACCGTCGTTACAGACCGCAGTTACATGACTCGTGCGATACGTTGGGTTATGTGAAATCTCACGGCGCATCAGCTCTGCCATGTATGGGCTAGCGATACCGTAAAACTCCATCAACTCTTCATAAGCCTGGTCTACCAGTGACTGGTTGTTCAGCGATCCACCCACACCAGCGGTAGCTACCACACCTTTCACACCCATGATCTCATGAACACGGCGTGTCATCTGTGCACCAAAGGCATTCGTTGCCTGTTCGAACACACCACCCAAGTTCATCCTTTTGATGTTGGAGTCATTATCCATAACGAGATCAGCGGTGGTACCATCAGGCCAGCGTGGCATGTCTTCAGGTTTACGAATCTGCACGATGACGCCTTTACCGCCATGCATCGTAGTTACCTTCGAACCAACAGACGGGACAATGTCATACTTAAACACTATCTCAGTTCGGAAGTCACCTACTGGCGCACGACGATACGTCATGTTAACGCGCGCACCATCTGGCTGTTGAACTGTCCTGTGGTTAGTGAAGGCATAGGCCCAAACAATCATCCGATGTAAGTTCGGATGCAGGACTAGTTTCTCACCATGCTGGCGCTTGAGGGTTTCATACATGTCAATGAGTTTGTTCTGCTGAGAGAACAACGCATCGTAATAGCGACGACTTTGTGCATCAATTCCTTTTGGTGTTTTCTCATCGTTATTCACACGGTCCAGATTATGGTCGTGGAATACAGTGATGTCGATAACTTCGGCACCTGGCTTACCGTAGACCAGTTGGTCAAAGATAAAGTCTGGCTCAGAGAGTGCTTTCTCTGTCATATCGACAACCGCCAGCAGTTCGTCATACTCACGGATTGCATAAAGAATACCATGAGGTGCGATCTTCTGCCCAATCTCTGGGTGTGCTCTGTAAACACCATTGGAGCTATACAGACCGATTGGGTAACAACGATTACCCCACGTACCTGCACGCGATTCAATGCCCACAGATTTATAGCGCTCTAACCAGGCGCTGTTTGCCAATACACCATCCTCAATGGTCGTATGTAGTGACATGTAGAGCATATTAGAGCTTACACCGGTGAGATAGTTCTCATGCTGATCGATGGATGGGCTAGTGGCGATGACCATCCCTTCGGTGGCTTCGCCTCCTTCAACCAACATGTTCATCCGGTTACCCTTCGGCTTATACATAAAGCCAAAGTATTGATGTCGGATGTTATACGTCGAGACATCCATCACCCCGAAGTACGCACCATTAGGATACTTCGGATTGTTAGACCGATAAACCGCAAGCTTCTGCGGGTTATAGCTAAAGCGATATGCACCCTGTGTAGGATACTTATCGATGACGCGGATGAACTGCCCCTCCTCGGGGATTTTCTGTTGGAAAGTGTATCGCCCGTATTCGCGTTCTACCCCAGTCAGAGTACGACGAACACTAGGCCGTGCAATTACCGGCACCTGAGACAGATGACTGGTATACATTTGAGCACGGGAAGCTGAATCGTTTGCTGCCCACGGGTTGGTGTTTGTACCACCACCCAAGTTATTGACGTGTAGCTCATTGGCCTTCCCAATGATGGACTCTACGCCAAATAAATCACTGTGCTTTTCCACGTAAGATCCTCACGATTACGCTACCACTGTTTAATACTTAGCCCTTTAATAATATGTATTTCAAGATATCCTTATCTAGTGGGGCCTCCATATGACATTGTCAGTTACCTCGTTACGCGAAGATTCTGGGGATGATATCTTCTACACTGAAGACTTCAGACGTATGATTGAACAACATCGTATTTATTTACAGACCGCCGACGGGTATGACCACAGGCTAATCCCTGAAGGAGATGCATGGCGTTGGCGTTATGACTTCTACGGCCTGTTGGGACATCTGAACATTCCTGAATATTTACGTTGGATTTATCTTCGTGTAAACGACATGATCAACCCAGCTGACTACACCGGTTTGAATACGACGATCCTGATCCCGTCTATTACGGTCATTCAGAATCTGACAGCAATCTTCCGCAATCAGTACAGCACAAGTTGACAAAATAAAAAGAGTGTAAATAGAGGCTGGGTTTCCCCAGCCTCTTATGCCGTTACTTAGCTGTAACTAGCAATTACACGACCAGGGTCGCGACCATAGCCCTGACCGGAACCATAACCACCGCGTGAGTCATAGCCACGATTGTCGTAGCCACTGTCACGATAGCCGCTGCTGCCAGGATAACCCTGTTGCTGCTGAGGCTGACCGTAACCGCGAGACTGTTGATAGCCCTGGTTCTGCGGCGGGTAGTAACCCTGCTGCTGTTGCTGCTGTGGACGGTTTGCTGCCTGAACATCATTCCACTTCAGTGTGCCACCACTTGGAACAGTCTGCGCGGCAGGAGCTGGGGTAGAGTAACTACCGGCTGGCTGCGGTGCATACGGCGCAGCTGTCTGTGGTGCAGGTGCACTATAACCCGGTGTGGTAGGTTGCGTGGTCACTGGAGCAGAAGGTGCCTGCGGTTGAGTAACCGGGACAACATCGTTTTCCAGCGCGGTTGCGAACTTACCAGCCAAGTTAACAGTAGGACGACCGGCGACATGAGTTTCAGCTACAACTTCGGCTGCGTTAGCAACGTCTTGTTTGTGCTTCTCTTCAATACCGACATCACCTTCGTTAAACGGAAGTGGTGGGATTTCCAACGCCATCTTATCGATGTTAGCCATCTCGTCGTACCAGCTCGTATCGATATAGATAGAGTCGTATACTTCCAGATGTTTCTTCAGCTTCTTAGCGTGCTTGTTAATGGCGTTAGCCAGATTAACATACGCGCCGACCAGCGAGTCGAAGTACGGTGCAGACTTACTGCTTGAACCGTAGTCATACGTATCGCTTGGCGTCAGGGAGTTTGGCAGCAGATACTCAAGCAGTGCCTGGATCTGTGTTTTGTCTGCAACGCGCAGCTTAACACCGAACAGTTCTTTGGAGTCTTCGTGCGCAGCTTCAACCAGCGGGAAGCTAACAACTGCTACACGTGCGTACTTATCACCCTTCCACATTCCACCGCGTTTGAAGAAGATACGAACCAGACGGTTATTACCTTCAGCTTCGATGTTGTCGATGATCTTACCCAGGGCGTTCGCAAGTTTTGCGTCGGCGGTAGGTAAGGCACGCAGGAAGTCGGACTCAGAGGCTTTCAGCTTCTGTTGATAGTCCAGGTCTGCTGCAATCTCAACCATGCTCAGCATCAGCAGCGACAGACTGTTAGTGATCTTATTGATCACCGCAGTACGCAGCTTACGTAACACCGGAGATTCACCACGAATGATGTTCTCAGACAGTGGATGGAAAGCAACTACACCTTTCAGTCCAGTACCGCGCAGACGTTCTGGAATCGGCATGACCAGCGGCAGGCCATCAACCTTAACCACACTGCTGTTCTTTTCATCGAGGTGGAATCGCAGGGTACCATCAGCATCCGGCGGCAGGTCGACACTGGTCGCCAGTGGATTGTACAGCTTTTCTACAACACTCATAATTGATCCTTTTCGAATTAGCGGTAAGATACCGTGTTGATGTTTTCCATCAGGCCCTGGATATCACGCGCAATAACACTGCGCTTGTTAGAGTCCAGAGTAGCGATTGGTGTGGTGAGAGCATCACACCACTGTGGGTTCTGATACGGAACCAGCGGACCACCGTTCAGAGATACCTTAATTTCAGTATCACCCAGCAGGTCACAGTATACTTCCAGGTGGCCCAAGATCTGGTTGCCGAAAGTAATACCCGCCATCAGTTCTGTCGCAATACGATGACACACACCCTGCACTGCATCACGCATATAGCTTTCGTCCTGTGCCAGAATCTTAGCGAAGCTCTGAGCATCGTGAACGATGATGGTATACGGAGTACCGTTGTTTGGGTTAGGCATGTCGTTGGACATGGTAACTACCAGCTTGGTAAACTTACCGTCATTCATCAGTGTTGGTAACGTACTTGCTACCATACGTGCTACAACAGTTTCGTTACACACTGTGTCCCAGTTCTCACTTTCACCACGACGTGCGATGAAGGTATCACGAGTAACAGCGATGCCACGGTTGAACGCTACGTGTGTTACGTTCTCCAGGTCTGGACGGAAGCGCAGCAATTCACCCCAAGTCACGCCACTGCGATGTGACATGTCGGTGCCGTTCAACAACGCACCCAGTGACGCTAAGTCATAGGGGTTGCGGTCAGCCACGGTTGCTTTCGCAGTCTTGAGAACGCTAGACATATTAGCATCCTGCACACTCGCGGAACTCAACGCAGTTTTGTATCCGTTCATTACACGAGACAGATAACTACCACTGTGGTTGTTTGCACGGTTAGACAGACGTGGACCATCCAGCGCGATGTTGCGTGAATCGATGGTACGCAGATCACGAGCATCAGCAATACCGCCCAGTGCTGTTGTCAGGCCGATACCGTCAAAGATATCCTGCGGTGCCAGATAGAACTGGTTTACTTCACGACCCGGATTGAAATAACCAGGCATCACCTGATTAGACTCACGAACGTGCAGACGTGACGACACCTGACCATTAGGTCCGATACGATCCATCTTCGTTACTGACGTGATGCTGTTAATGAACAACATCATGCGTGGGTCCATGTTGTTGTTTTGGGTGATACCCATGTGGTCAGTGTAACCGCTCAGGATATCTACCAGCACATTACCGTTAGAGGTAGTCTGCTCGATTTCCATCATGAAGCGGAACTTAGGTTCGTTCCAACCACCGACGATACCGATGCTGGATTCAACCTGCGCTGACGGACGCATGATCTCAGAACCAACAACTGATAATGCCGGAACGCTCAGGTTCTCGCCAAGTTCGGTGGCGTGCTGAAGTTTAGCCAGGCTATCCGCGCTAACGCGAGTACCGTAAGATGCTGCCCACATGTCGTTGTAGGTTCCGGTCTCTGTAAACAATACGCGACGAATAAACATTATTCCTGTACTCCTGCTTTATGATAATTGAGTTTGATGATGAATGCCGCAATCTGCATACGAATGTCTGAAGGAATCAGATGACCACCGCTGCGATACGGACGCATGGTTGTTTGTGCCAAAAGATCCTTTGGAGCATCGAGGTGATACGGCAATCCGTCAAATAGCGTAAAGAGTTTTTCAATCGCTATCATTGCAGCGTTTTCGTTACGCTGCTGTTCTCCCGTTAGATCTTTCTTCCCACCACCCCGTTTGTGGAAATAGGGGTACTGTTCTTTCAAGATACGGAATTGTTCTACGGTAACACGGCTACGAGACTCAGTACCGAATACCATATCGTCATCCATAACAGAAGGCGTAGCTGTTAATAATAACGCCAGGTCGTAGAAACCCCAGTGCCAATATAACGCCTGCGCTAACCCGATCATGTTCACACGCTCAGGTTGTTCTAACGCTGGAATGAATCGAGCTTTCAACGCAGCATCAACTGCCCACTGCGTCAGCGCGATCTGTCCATCTGTTGGCAGATAGTTGTTGTTACGGCGCAGGTGGTTCACGCATGTATCAACTAAGTCTGCCGGTAACGTAGGATCGATCAGTTGTCTTGCGCTTGTTACTGCTTTCGCATACTTACCAGCCAGCAGGAACTTGTAATCGTTGATCTGCTGCTTAACAATGATTTTCTCTGCCTGCGATTCCTTATCGTCATCACGATATTCCATCCCGTCCGGCTTCTTACGAACTTGACCATCGAACTTACGGTCTAAACTAGCCAGGGTGGTTTCGATCTGACGGAAAATGTTTGAAACGATATTTGTGCTTGAGTTGTACACTGAGAACAACTGACCATCTGGTCGTTTGTGCATGACAACACCAACACATACCTTTCGAATGAGTACTACACCGAATACCCAGTCTTCCAGCTCAGCACTACCGATACCTGCAACGATCGCAGACATGGTAATTTTAGTTGTGTCCACATTCATGCGAACATAACGCTGGAGCTTGTCATAGTCAGGCGTTTGAATCAACTCAGTGTGGTTGATTAAACCCATGGCCATGAACTCTTTGAAGTGAGTGCCTGAAGTTTTCTTCGACTCACGTACAAACAGGTTCCACACCGGAATCATTGGACGCAGTGCTGTGACCATACAAATCAACCCGACGTAATCGTCACGCAGATAAGTTCGGTCTGAGCTACTGTAGTCACCCATGCCCGTTTGAATCTCATTCGGTATAACCACATTACAATGCAGTCGCACGAATCGAGACAGGTCCGCATAACTCCAACAGCTATAAAGTTCGGCCACCAGTGCCACAATACGCTCATGCAGACGGAAGTCGTTGAACGTCGTTAAGAACGTTTCTTCGATGTCGGTATAAATCCGCATGATCTTGTCTTGCGTCGCGTCAGGCAATGTTTGCCAGAACGCATTGATGTCCATGAACAGCTCGCCCGTTGACGGGAAAGGTGTGCGGTCAAAGATGCTCCCCTCAGAGACAATCCTTTTACCATTATGCTCAAGAACAATACCGGTTAATTTGTCGCTATTGTCCAGCGGATAGATTTCCACGTTAAACCCCCAAAACTTACGCTAACCCATTACACTAAGATAATATATATCTCAAATGTTCTTAGAACTGAACGATGGGTTGGCCGTCAACCAGAGTCACGTCAGTAACACCGTCCAGCAGTGAAACGGTTCCATTGTCCCACACGACAATAAATGAACCAGGAGTTAACACACTAACACGATCATCGACACTGCGAGTGAGGTCAACCCAATCATTGGTCTGCGATGCTTCATCAATACCGATGTTATTCTTATCCAGAATATCCATCAGGTTATCGAGATCATTTGCACCACCGGACACTACAGTAATGGGTGAGCCATCCATTTTACCTTCACCCAGCCACTCTGCAAGGTTTACTTTCAGGACAGCGATCGCTTGTTTAGTTTGTTCCATTTTCTACCCTTAGCAAAATAAGTCCCACGCTATTCCCTTTCGAGAATAGCGTGGTGTTTTGTGATGCGCAATTTTCATCACGCACTACCCTTCGAGTTGACATGGAGTTCATCTCATAGTAATAGAAGGGGTTGTAATTTTTTACTCTTTTCCTACTTGCCAGAGCGAGTAATCGAATGAATCTACTTCGCCACCAGTGCAGGGATCGAATTTCATTGCAAGGTGTATGGCACCAATTGCGTTCTTACCCAGTGACATTGCAGCCCTGGCGTATGCGGAGCCTGAACCAACCGAATCTGTTATAATAGGTTCGCCTAACACAAACGAATAGTCTTCATCTGTGTACAGCCAATGCGCTAACCCATCATCCGTCACCAGTATCGCAGTGAAATCGATATTCTCTGGTATAGCAGTAAGTGCAGTTAGTCCTTCCTGCAAAAGCGCCTTTATAATCCTACCGCCGCCTGCTGAACCAGCGCAGCCGAACGCAACGACACCTACACCATCGTAAGTATGTGTCTCTGGATCTACGCGATGCAGCTTAACCGCCCTGTCGGTAGTTATCCCAGCACCCGTTGAGGTCTCACGGCTATCTGCGGCAAGTATGTTACCATCCCATGCAATTGTCGTCATTTACCACCACCGTCCCTTTGGCGTCATATTGGCTACCAGTAGTTTACGCATCGCCGCAGACATTGCGCTGGATGGTTCAAAGTAGATGGTAGATTGCCCTTCGTAGACATCGGGCGAATGTCGATGCCCACGGAAAGAATGTTCGTATGAACAGTACGGAACCAAATGGGTAGGTAATTGCCCATCGATTTCGTAAACGCCCAGCAACTTACCAATTGCACCGGCCACTAGCGTACGACTCATCTGTGGGGAATACAGTGGATCACACATGGTCAGAACACCGTGGAATGTGTAGCCATAAGGTTGGCTATGTGGATACCACACCTGTGGCATTGTCATGCCGCGACCAATGGAGGGAGTATCTAGTTGTCGGACAGCTGGCGTACCAAAGGAAGCGTCTTCTGGAAACTCAACGCCTTTAAGTTGTTCAAGAAGGCTAGTCATATTTAACCACCTGAATTGCATCTACAGTAATACGACCGATCAACGCATCGACAGTACCACGACGCATTGCGTGTACGATATCACGCACGCTTAGCCGTTTTCCGTTGGTAGTGTCCGTGATGAAAAAACGATACGGATACAACATATCGACACTTCCCTTTGCCGTAGGCGTTGCTCTGGCGTAACCATCCCCTCTAGCGGATTTGGTGGCGGCAGCGACGAACACAAACCCTAATCTGCTCAACAGAGACTGTAGCTTTTTATCTGCGAAAGCAACAGTGGTAGACACCAGTTTGATAGAAAAGTACGGACCAACGGTCCCGATACTAAATTCAAGCTCACGATCTAAAGTAATCATCATAATCCTCCGATGGTATAAAAAGAAGACCCCCGAGGGATCTTCTTATTGGTAGCTTTAGTTCAGGTTAACCGGTTCCAGTGCGCTATCAAAGTACTTGAAAGACACTACACGAATCGGGTTATCGTTCTGACCAGTGGCCAAGGCATGCAGGGCGTTATCGGAGGTTAATCCATACTCCATCTCGCCATCACGCAATGTGAAGTTGATCGTGCTACCCTCGGTCATGTCGGGCGCTAATGAACCTTGCAGTTCGTAGAACCACTGATCCGTGTCGGACATCAAACCATTCGGCCTGATGAAGTCGTAGCGGTGTGTGCCAGGGAAATAACTGGTACCGTACATCTTACCTGCACCACCAAGTGTACCACGGCTCTGGGACGTATGTCCATCCACTAACAGCGTAGCGACTGCCTTACGGACATGTAAAGGTACGTTGTCGCAACCGTTACTGAGACGACAGACCAGGCTGTTACTACCAATTGAGATTACTTCAAGATAGATCGGAGTACCGAGTTTAACGTTTTCCATTTTACTTCTCCAGCGTGCTTGTCCTCACTCACGATGAGTGGCGCTTGCGCTTGTTGATTGATTGGATTGTTTGTACTGCATAACAATGAGTGGGCGTGTTAATAAATACCAGGCGGCATAAAAGACAGGCCCGAAAGGACCTGTCTTGCTCTATGTCGCTAGTTACATCAGAAAGGGATCGATTCGTCGAATGCAACAGGTGCACTTGCACGACTCAGTACCTGTGGCTGTTGGACTTCACTATTCGGATTACCTCCGGAATGCTGAGACCCACCATCCTGGCGCTGATTGTTTCCGCCGCCACCCTGGTACTGACTGTTGTTGTTTCCCTGGTTGCGGTTGTTATTGTTGTTGTTCCACTGACGCTGGCCGCCGCCCTGTTGGTTATTGTTGTTACCCCATTGGCGCTGACCACCCTGCTGACCACCACCGCCACCCTGACGGTTACCAGTCCACTGTGATGTATCCGGCTGCACGTAGTTGCTATTCAGATGCTTAGCAACAGAACGTTCCAGCACGCCTTTGTAGGCAATGGCCATCAGTGCAGAAGCACGGTCCGCAGTCATCACGTTACCGTTTTCATCCAGTACGGTATAGCGACGATGTGGTGCCAGTGCGAATTGCAGGTTAGGACGTGAACGGTCCTGGTCCAGAACGGCGATGTAGATAACACCTTCTTCGTTCTTACCAACAACCATAGTCGTTTCGTGAACCTTCTCACCCCAACGACCGTTCTGCTGCTTAGGACCGTTGCCATAGTTCTTGATACCACGACGCCAGCCCGCAGGCGCAGACACAGCCTGACCGATCAGTTGGCAGTACGTATAGAATACCGGCGCGTCGATCTTACCTGGGATCATGCCTTTGTTGTGGTGCTGGTCAGCTTCGATATTGGTGAACACCGTAGCACGCGGGTTGTTTGCGATACTACCGAACACCAGTGACGGCGGGCGACCTTCAACAGTAGGCTGGTTGGTTTCGGTATAGAAACGAACCTGATAATCTTTCAGCAGGTCAGACGCGAGGTCTTCAACCATTTCACACCAACCGAGTGCGTAACCATCAGCCAGCTCAGCAGTAGACAGTTCCTGACCGTTGCCGTCTACGATACGATGGTAGTCGCTTGGGCGGAAGAAGAACTCCAGGTCTGCGCGGTTGTATGACTTCAATACCAGACGCACGTCGGCATCGCCAGCGTCGCGTACGACCATCAGGTCGAACTGCCACATTGGACGCTCAGAACGTTGACCACGAATAAACGAATGGTCCTCGTGCTTTACAGTGCGTTTAAACGCACCTTTACAGGACACGGCGGCACGCACCAGTGCTGTGATCATAAACAGTACACTGATGTCCCCACGTCCACTGATCATGCCGTTGCCACGATCACCTTCGATGTTGCTATATGCCTTGATAGACACATCGTTCTTATCGTTGATGGTGAATGCAAAGGTTGGTGCTTTCTTAGCACCGTCGACCGGACGACCAATCAGTCGAGTCTTAAACTCGCTGAGGATATTTCGCAAAGCGGGTTTCTGTTCATTGTCAGACATCGAAAACTCCAATACGTAGTTAGTTCCTATAGTATCCTACAGGAATGTAGTTTATTACAGATACCGGCTCGAAAGCGATATCAGTATATCTTTTATTTCGCCCGACTCTACCTTCTTCAGATCGCTACGGATTTTCTCCATAGAGGTAATTGTCGTCCAGTTCTCTGCTTCTGCTAATGCCAGTAAGCGTCTACGGACAGATAATCCTTGAGGGGAGATATACACCGACTTGTCACCGAAAACCGCCAGCGTGAACTTATTAAACGGCATACAGGTCAGCTCCTTACCGTTGGTAAGTTTCGTGTACCATTCATGGCGTTCTTTAATAGAGGCAGTGTACGATTCTAAAAGATCGAGTGTAGTAAAGTCGTAGCGTATAAACAGGTCTGTAACGACGTGGGAAAACAGAAGGGCACGACCCTTCACTTTAAACTCTAGCTTGCAGGTCTCAAAGCACTCTACCCTCAGGGTGCCTTGTTTGAGAATTGCAGCTACAGCGTCCTCCTCTAATGCGTTCATGATAATACGTTTCTCACCACGATGCACCATAGGGACACAACCGGGCAAGAAACTTTCAAGGTCAGAGTAATTGGACACATAAACGACAGGCATGGCTTTCTTAAATTGCGAGACGAGTGTCTGAAGCTCGTCTATTACAATAAGGGCAGCGTCTGCTGGGTCCACTTGCTCACCTACCCCGGACTTGAATGCGGAGTAGAAATTCCGCACCATTGTCCTAAGATTGATCAGAACTACGTCGTATTGTTCCAATGCGTTCCTTTCAAACACATTTTCAAATGCCAATGAAGTTCCGATAGAGACCGGGAGGCTACCCACTTCCCGGCTCAGAGCAAACTGCATGCTATCCATCAATAAGCCCATCTAACAGGAGCGCAAGTCTTGCTACGGTAGCTTCGTCCGGTGGTGACTCTTGGAGTTCCAGTCGGTTCAGCAGCATCCGTTTTACATTGATCGGTGTAATGTCTACACTGATGACTGCGCGAGTAGGTTTGAGTGGGTCAACCTTCGCAACACCAGACTCTTTCACTTTCTTTCCTTTTACTACCAAACGGAAAGTATTGAACGTGGCTTGCAGCTCACGCTCTGCAAAGAAAGCTTGGTCTTCCTTGTTGCAAAGTAAACGCAGGTTAGAACCTAGCGGCATGTTCTTTGCTTGTACAGCAATCTCAACGTCCGGCAGAGTAAGCCCGGTTACATCGATAGTGTCATACCGCTTGGCACCTACGTTCTCGACGAATGTCACTTCGTCACCCACCGTATCATTACCGTATGCCTTTACACGATAATGTCCTTTCTCTTCTTCCTCACCAAACGTCAAGCGATCAAAACTACCCGCGTTGATAATCCGACGATTAACCTGCTTAACGTGAATGTGTCCAATGAAGATCCACTCACGCACCAGAGTTAAGAACAAGTCAGAGTCCAATGAAGGTAGATTCAGGCCAGGTGGATAATGGTATTCAAATGCACTGTGCATGATACCAAAGTCCACACGCTCTAAACCTGCATCACGAACGGCTTTAGCTGCATCGAGATAAACCTGGTGTTGGTCAGCAGCATGTTCGTCAGGCACAAACAGGAACGTTGCATCCCATTTGGCAGATCGCACAACAGATAGCTTCTGAACGTAAGTGATCTTCGCACCGATTTTGTACATCGTGTTGATGTGGTCAAACAGGTAGCTCTGCTTACGGTCATGGCGAGGAGTGCCTTCAACGATATAAACTTCAATATCGTGCTTAGCACACAAAACCAGATGATTCAGTATCCACAGCTCAACTTCAGTCACAACAGAAGACTTCGGAAGATCGATCAGTTGGTCCAGCACGTCACCAGCGTAGACAATCAGGTCTAACTCAGCAGTCTCAGGGTTATCTGGGAATGCCTTTAATAAGTTAGTCGTGATGTGTTCAGTCGGCGTACGTGCATGACCCAGGTGCAGATCAGAAAGTTCAGCGATGTACAGGTAGTGCGGGTTCTTTGTGTTTGTGAATCTACAGGTCTTCATAGTCGTCGTCCGTTATTACACGAGACGGCACAACAGGCTCTGCACTAACCCCACCTTCGCCATTGGCAGTAGGTGAGTCCACACGATGGTCAGGATAACCGGGCAGTGGAGGATAGCCGTGTTCTACCAGTACGTTATTCCACTCTTTGGTTTGTTCGGAGTTAACATGCTTCTGGTCTTTTAATGAAACAGCCAGAGCATTATCCAAATACCGTTCGCCGTATACCGGATGTTGATTCCGCTTTTCCATTGCTTCTGCGGCAATACCCACTAACCCGCCGCGCGGTGCTGCAAAGTAAGTAGGGATAGTACCAACCAATGGAGGAACCACAAACCGCACAGTACCGTCGCCGTTTAAGACCTCTACTGGATTAGAAGGATGCATGCAGATATCTAACCACGGCGTCAAGTCACGGGGTACTACGTCACCCTCTTTGTCTCGCTCGGGTGGTGAGGCTAATAAAGGAAGGTAATCGCGCTTAAAGAGTTCATACCCGATTTGAGGGGTATCCTTCTTAGTTTGTTCTGCGATAAACTTTACTGCCTGGATCGTTTGCTTATCAACTACGTTTTTCTTTGGCTCAGCCATTGTTTATCTCCATAATCCCAACAACCTTACCGTTCACAGTCGACAGCTCACGAGCCACGTTGTACGATTCACCATCACGTTCAACCGCCAGATAGACACCCACATTCATTCTGATGAGGTCATCTGTGTTTGGGTACGTTATACGAACCTCTACTACTGGCTTATCGAAATACCGGCCAAGTAACACAGTGAGGGCGTCACCAATTTCGGTCTGGATTTGTCCTTCGTCGTTTCCGAACTGTTGTATCAAGTACGGTAAGGATTTAATGCTTGCATTGAACTCCACGCTGAGTGATGGATGTGTCAGAAAGAAATTTGCGATGACTGCATCTATCACACCGGGAACGTCTTCGATCCACCCCTTGGTCGACATACTTGGGTATGGTCTTTTCATGGACAATCTCCTCGATGATTAACATACAATTGTCTTCGATAGATTGGCCGTGTGTGTAAAAAAGAAAAGGGACATAAAAGCCTCTCCCGAAGGAGAGGCGTAAGGGTTAACCCAATGTCGCATTGAACCGTGAAGTTGGATCTTCTTTGCCTTTCGACAAAGCGATACGAACCTGCTCCCAGGTAACGAGCATGATGCCCATCTGCTGGTCGTGGTCCAGTAACTGGTCTTCGTCCAGGTGTAAGTAAGAAGTTGAAACACACGCTTCTTCGTCATCCTTACACTGCATGAAGATACCGTCAACCACATTCTCATAGTCAGTGTGACCTTCGCCAACAACACCAGGCTGATAGTCGATGTAGTCGTCGCCATAACCTTCAACCCGTTGCTGGTGATACATCTCACGCAACTCAGGCTCTGCCATGACATACGGTAACATCTTCGGTGGTGCATGTTGCAGCTGACCAATGTTGCTCAGTTCATAGATCTCATCGATCTCGTAAAGACTGGCTACCTTACGAACCGCAGCTCGCGCCAAACGCATTGCGTCAGAGCCATAAAACCGCTCAACGCTTTCTTTGGTCTTCATTACAAACTGCTGGGCAGTAGACCCCAGATGACGAACAGCTTCATCGCGCATCTGGTCCAGGTAGTTAGCAAACCCACGATCGCGCTCACCATAGAGTAAGTAGTCAAATGCAGCACTGCCGCCTTCGATTACGTTTGCCATTTTATACCGCCTTAAACTTGTAAACTACGTACACGCCCCCAGGTTGACCCCGCAACACAACAGACTCCAGATCCAGTGCGCGGCAGAGTCCTTTGAAGTAGGTAACCGATGCCACTAATCCAGTGCACAGTTGCTCAAACGAGGTGTCCTTTATCAGTTGACGCCCGGTAACATCCTCAACGCCCATACCTGCGGCTAACTCTTCTTCGGTAGGCTCCAGCACCGTCCCTGGGTTTTCGTCCCCCGGTTGTTTCATGAGGTACTCCATTGGTTCACTCGAACCATTGAAGACCAACTTCGCTGAATCAATATCACCGAAACGTTCGGCAATACGATCCATATTTACAATAGCTACCATTTCAGACTCCTTAAACCTGACAGTTTTACTCGTCAAGTGATAATGTATATTTCAATAGTTTTTCGTACTGACACACTATTGAAGCACTTTGTAGTTTTTAACTTAAGTGCGAGTCCCGCTGATACGCTTACCCACTGGTTCTAACGCATAGACTTCGGCGATTAACAGGAACCCGGCTTTTGTATAGCCTACCTGCATGTACCGCACATACTGCTCTGACACCCCGCCGGTTGTCCGTTTGATAACCTCTTGGGCAAAGTCATCGAATGCAGCGCGATCGAATTCAGTGTAACTCTTCGACACATGGCGCAGTAGTTCACTGTACGGTACTGTTGTACCCAGACCAATTCCTACTGCGATATCCTTCCCAGTTTCCCACTGTTCCAGATACATATCGGCAGAGCTGTTTACCAGAGATACATCGGTTTCATACTTGCTCATTTATTTACCGGTCCAGTTGTTGAAGTAATCACGATGCCCTGTGTTTAACAGGTCCCGCATTTGTTTTTCTGTTTCGGGCGAATAACGAACCATACTCGCTTTCAGTCGCACCTGGTCACGCTCTTTACTGATGCAGATGCTGGCAATGGCACCGGCAGCACCATCATCGTACTCCATGGCCTCCACCGTTTGCAGTAACTTGCCCAAAGACTGTACGGATACGTCAGGCGCAGTGACGCTGGTATTGAACCAGTGGGTGTGACCGGGCGGTAAGTCTTTATCGCTGATTGTACCGAATACGTTCATACCTGCACGCTGTGCGTCAGACAGCAGTACTACTGCTGCGTTGAAGAATGCTTTACTGAGACGTTTCATTTCGTTTCCTTATAATGCAAATTAGAACAACAGGACGACGATGAGGTGTGCGCTACCGGCAGGCACAACGTTCACTTCACCGACATACAGCGGGTTTCCATACCAGTCGGTCTCTTCCAGTACTTCTTCAATGAGAGAAGTAACCTCATCTTCATTGTAGTTAGTGACGAGTGTGCTGTGTACACAGGTCGGTACTTCGCCGGAGATATCTTTCTCGCTGTTGTGTTTGGAAGCACCCACGCCGGTTTTCAGAAGGGTGTTAAGCGTATCGACCAGGAACTTACGATTTGAGATTGCCATTGTGAATCCTTATTAGTGGAAGAAATAACTGGTTACAGGGATTAACCCCAGATTGCGAAATAAAGCTCGTCGCTCTCGTCGCACTGAATTTCACGCATACATGAAGCCAGATCTAACAGAGGCTGTACCTCATCAAAGTACACATCGCCCGGCAATTTAGAAAGCCTTTCTGCTTCGTGAGTTGTCCCGGCAATGATTTCAGTCACGCGACTAGGTGTAAGCAAATGATACTCAGATTCGCTACCGTTGTTCAGCGCCTTAACCAGTGCGTCACGCACTTTGAACATACGGCGCTGGTAGTAAACATCATCGGTAACTTGTACGATATCCTCCCCGTCGTATTTTAAACCAGAGCCAATGGTTTTACCCATTTGCATATCGGCCAGATGTGACGGATGCACTCTTCCTCTAACAATCGTGATATCTAAACCCATTTCCATTTCCTTAGTAGCAAAATAAGTGGCAGGGTTTTACCCCTGCCTTTTATTAGTCCTCGCCGTACAGCCAGTTTGCAGCTGTAGCCAGGATAGGAGCCGGTATCGTGATGTTACCGGAGATCTTACGCGGTTGGCCTACATCCAACACACCAACATGTGGGCGCAGTGGTGCAAGCATACGACGCATGTACCGGTCGGTGATCAACTTGCCGTTTAAAGCATCGCCATCGAAGTCTGCGTTGAAGCTGACCAGGATAAGCACAGAGATACCGATTGTTACGTCTTTCAGATCCGTCTTCACTTTCGTGATTTGCAGCAACTGCATCGATTTCGAAGACAGCGTCGGGTTACGGTTCAGCATCATGGCAGGACCCATACCATCCGAGTCAGCGATAATCTTCTTAAAGATATCGTCAATCTCAGGATCGTAATGCATAGTGGCCCAATGCAGTCGTCTTTCGATTTCGTTCGGGTTCAGGCCCTTGTTCGTAAAGTAGTTAGCAATGTGTACCGTAAAGATACTCACTGATAAAC